GCCGATGTATTAAAGCGATGGTCTGAATGGGGTACATATGGATTGATGACAACACATCCTGAGTATGCAGTAAATGAAAAGGGAGAACAGGTATTGGTACCGAAGAGTATTAACTTACCTCAATATCATTTACAGCATCTTGAAAAGATGGATCCTAAATACTACGCTGAAATAATGAAGTACTTAGCAGGCTTTGATGAGTATGCAAATGCAGGGGCTAATACAGAAAGCTACGCACGTGCATTCCTTTGGTCTTCCGGTATACCGAAGGAATTTTGGTCTGAGGATATATTGAAAGGAGGTCTTTCTGAGGGCTTCAACGCATTCAAGGAAGACTACTTTAATCCTTTGATGAATACGATAGCTACAGGATTGTTTGGGGTAGACAAAGCTGAACAGTTAAATCAGACTAAGTCGTTTGAATTCAATGTCAACTATGATGACCGTAACAAGACGACTATTTCCTATACACCAGGAAAAGGTGTAGTTGTAACGGGTGTTCCGTTAGGACAGCAGGTAGCGGGTAATAACGGATTCATAATGGCTACTAACGAGTCGAGGTGATATATGGCGACAATACAAGAAGTATCGGTTGACTTGTGGGGTAATTTATCCTCTGCTAACAAGTTTGTAGGTAATGTTACAAGAGCTGCTGTAATAGAGGTACTAGATGCTATTCTCAGATACAAATCTGTAGAGACAGCTTTCGGTACAGTTATGTTAGCTAATAACGTGGCTGCTACGTATAAGAATACGAAAGGTATTTATCCTGCAAACCAGGGTAAACTGACAGGCACAGTGTTAGCCGCTGTTAATTCAGTTAAGACAAATATCAGTGCTTTAATGCCCACAGCTTCGTTGTTGATCAACAAGGCTGTTGCCATGCCAAACGTTGCAGGTATTCCTATTAGTTCAGCGAAGGTTGAAACGAATAAGGACGTTGAAGTATCTGAAAGTATGGTAATAGTTCAGTCTTTAGCAACTAAAAAGTACTGGACTGATAACGCTGTACCTCGATTGAAGGAGTGGGTTATCACAGGCTACCTGACATCTACATCTCCTTTGGATACAGGGCTTGTTATTAAGCCTTCCCTTAGTTGGCAGTTGCGTTATTTGAACCTGTGTGCAGACTCACGACGTCCTGTACTGTTCAAAACTTCCCGTGGCGACTTTGAGAAGGTACAGATTACCAATCTCCACACGGTGGAAGAAGCTTCATATAATAATGGTGTAGAAGTGTCTATATCATTAAAAGAATATAACCCTTACTTCATATCTTCTAGTACAGGAGATAATGAAGAGGCTGACCTCATTAACATAAGGAGTGACTAATGGGTACTTTATATAGATTGGTATTAACCCGACCTGAAGGTGATCCTGTAACTATCTTCAAGAATATAACCGTTGCAAATAGAACTGTTCAGTTCCGTTTCCAGTGGTCCGTAGCCTCTGAAGAGCAGTATAATATCCTGATGGATTATATAAACACTAAGACACGTAGCGATCCTTTGTTCATAGAAGGTGTATATACCTATAGTTATAATTATATTGAATATTATATTAAGCTATACGGAAAAACCGACCAGGAACTGGAGGAATGGCTTGATAGTAAACCTGTCCTGCCTGCTAGCATATTGAATATGCAGCGTCAGGCACAAATCACTGTGCTTAAGAACAGGTCCCGGGAATGTGCTGCGTTGGTGCCAATATTGAGCCAGTATAAAGAGTTGTTAAGATGGCAGTTCAGGGCTATCTATGAAGGTGAGATAAATGTAGGTTATGTAGAGCCGGGTGGATGGTACAGGAACCAGGACAGAGACATGTGTTTCCGTTTTGTTTCAGAGTTACCTTATATAGGTAAGAATGACTTTAACAAAGCTGCGATTGAATTCGAGGTAGGGGATGTTTGAACAATTATTGTATGATAAAGTTATCAGTGTTACTCTTTTTCGACAGGCTAAAAAGACTCCGTCTCGTTATGCTGTAGCAAATAAAGATTCCTATATGGAATCTACTGTGCATGGTAGAAAGGTTATTCGTAATGCTGTAAGTGAAAAGAGTGGACTTGTATACAGTGTTCTAAAAACAGATAAGCAAGGTAACCCTACAGACATTCAGTGGGAAGGTTCTACTTACAATCAAGTAGGCCTTATAGAATTCTACGAAGGAGATTACAGAGAAATATTTGATGGATACGAGAACTCAAATACGCCTGGTGTATATGTAGAACGATATAAGAGAATATATGCCAGGGGACATAGATATACATTACAAACACGTGATGATATGAAGTTGGGTATTCGACCTGACGGTTCTCCTTTTGAGACAGGAGATAAGATACGTATTGTAGAAGACGGGTCTACCTGGAACGTGTATAAAGAAGGGTCTACATCTTCAGCTTACGAAGAACGCGTCATAGAACTCCCTGCTCAGGTGTTGGAACTAAAATGTACTGAACAGGGACTTAAGCCGGATATCTCATTAAAGATAAATCTCTTACCTGCTCAAAACTGTTATGGAGCTACTTTACGTATAAAGAACTTCAGTCTTGACCCTCTTAATATACGTTACTGGGATCGAATGGTTATTGTGGCAGGATACCGTACAGGTAAGAAAGCAGTATTTGATTGCCCTATATATTCAAGTTATCTTGAGTCACCGAACCCTGATGGAGTGCTTGTTTTTGAAGGACTAACAGTAGGACAGGCTGGAGATGTACTGAATGATCGTTATCTTACTATATCTTTCAAGCAGGAACAAATATCTCTTGAAACACTCATACGCGACGTAGCAGCAGGTATCTCCAGTAATATAGAGGTTAAGATCGCTCTAGACAATGACTTAAAGCGAGCAACTGTCGTTGTTTCAAAACAGAAGGTTTACGCTCAAAACGGTACAGCAGTATTAAACTGGTTACAATCTTTTGTGTCAAACTTTGTAGAACAATATACCGATGGTATTACAACTACGTTTATGCAATTGGTAGGAGATAAATTAGAGGTCATAGCAATTAATGGGCGTAATGAAATACCTGTCAACTGGGAAAATATTGTTAACTTAGATATGGTAACAGGTGCTACTTTCTCGGGAACAGCACTTACCGTAGAAGCCCCTTGGAACCCTGATTTACGTCCTGGTGATTTGTTCTTTATGCCTCCTCAGTTCATCAATGGATTACGATTGCCAAACTCTATTTCTGTTGATTCATATAGGAATGCTAGTAATTTATATAGAGCGTTAACTATTAGTTTGGAATTCGCATCTACTGATACTATTAACAAGATGGTTATAGTAGCCGTACCTGCACAATACGCAGGAGAGTTACCTGATAAGAAGATTACAGAAATGCCTGCTGATATCTATGGTCAGTTACTTACTGAAAAGTATAAGAAGGAAGATAAGGAGATCCCTGTAGGTGGAGAGGATGCAAAAGAGGTAGAGAAACTACGAGACGCTCAACAGAGTGAGAAGACGGGAAACGACTTCATAGATGAGGGAGACAATATTATTACTCAGTGGGGTAAGAATGCATGGACAACCATAACACAGAGTTCATACACAGGTTCTTGTATCTCTATGATAGCAAGTTACTATCTGTATGAAATGATTGGAGGCCCTTCTCTTACTGAAGGTCAGGGTAATAAACGACAAAGAAGATACAATGAACCAAAGTCATGGCTTAAGGATCAACACAGGCAGAAAGCCATAGACCATTACCAGAACACAGGGTGTTCTGCTCAGTATCTATGGTGGCCACTTATTACTCTTGGTACCTATTGGCGAAGGGAAATGGATATCGAACAGGGTGTAGATAATAACTGGACAAAGATATATCCTGAAAATCCGAACTTTATTGATATAGGAAAATCTGTATACGTGCCTGTATTTCCTGATGGTAATTGGGAAGATAACAGAGCAAGGCTAGCCTCTATTAAAGATATATGGAAGTATGCATATTTGACATATAAAGACCTGTATGAAGATTCTAGTAAAGTATGGCGAGCTATGTATTACTACTTAGGAGGAACAGATGAACTCGACTGACATGATGAAAGCGGCCTTCAAGAACGATAAGGAATTGTTCTTAAGCGTTTTGGGCTCAATTGCTATTGTAGATATTGGAACTATCGTAGAAGTTCGTAAGGGTGGAAGAGCACTTGTTCGTGGTAGTTCTTTTATAGGCGGTAAACAGGTTGAATATCAGGATGCAGAAATCGTGTTCCCAGGGAATTCTTCGGGAGCATTTTCAGCTCAGTGCGCAGGAACACCTTGCTTGATTTTCATCCCATGTTCTTGTATGCCGAGCATAGAAGATAAGAACGTTCGTCTCTCTGCTCCTGTATTTAATAAAGATGGTGTTAAAGTAATGCCTATAGGTAATGCAGCAAACGATGTTGTTAAAACACAGATTAATAACATGGGCTTACTTAATATTATGACCCACATATACAATGTCTTCTTTGAGGAGGATTGTGTATCTATCGACAAGGTCGATGATACCTCTTCTGCGTGTATGGATAGTAGCGGAGACTTTCATATCAGTAGAAAAGGAAGTGGTGGAACATATGATAAAGACATCTTGGACGATCAGGTGACAGAGACTTGGGCATCAAAAGACAAGGATGTGTTGTGGACGGATACATATCACTCAGACGGTTCTCGTTCTTTCGTACAGACAGATGCAGAAGAGAATGTGTTATTTAGTCTTACAGTAGATGCTGATGGTACGGCTTCTGTCAACTTGTCAAAGGGTTTGACACTAGAGTCTGAAGATGCATTAGTATTAAAGGGTAAGTCGGTATCGATAGAATCTACCGATACTACTGTCTCTATAACATCTAAGACAGATACTACTGTTACTACAGGAGACAACCAGAAGTTCGCAGTCAATGGAACTAATCTTGAGGTACAGAAATGAGCAAGTTTATAGCAGTAGAAGGATGTACTATAGAATACGATACAGACCTTTCTTCTATTTCTTTAAGTCTTGTGACTACTTTGTCGCAACCTTCCCAAAAGGTGTTTAGTGAAGGTAATAGGGCATACAAAGACAAGATTACAATCACGGTACTGAGTGGCTCTATTACACTAACTAGTACCCCAGAGGGAGCCAGTTCTAATACCGGCACAGTACCTCCGGGCAGCATAGATATTACAGGTACGTCTGAGAAGAGTAAAACAAAGGGAGAGTCATTCGTCTTAGTTGATGATGAAGGTTCCTCTACTTTTGTATGTGTGTTCCCTCAATCATCTGGGCCAAGTCCTATACCTGTAGATGTAACTATTACAGCTAAGATAACAGACGCAGGACAAAATGTATTAAAAGCGACATAGAAAAAATATGTATATGGAGATATAATATTATTATGAGAGACTTATTGTTGATTACCCCCAATGAGAAGAAAGCGACCTGGACGATGGACTTTGACATAGTCAATGGTGCTCCTACTTACGTCCCTGAAGAACGTAATACACAAGACCAGAGAGCTGCAGTAGCTGCATATATGTTTAGGGGATCAATACCAGGAAAACCTGACTTAGGCATAAGTTGGGGAGACATATACAAGGAAGATTATAACGAGACCATTGTCAATATTGACAATGAAGTTAAACAGGCTATACAGGAATATGCAGCTATTCCGGAAGGACCGAATAGTATGTATGTACCTGTATATGATGCTAAAGAAGAAGGTATAGAAATAACTATATATCAGGGGTAAAAGATGTTATTATTAGATGGACTTGAATACGAGGTAAAAACACCTGACGAGAATCTCGATGATATAATCACATATATCAACGACTATTGCCAGGTTAACGACATCAAGAATTCATTGGGAGAGACTATTTATATAGACGCGAATGAAGCAAATCCTTTTTATCAGCTTTTAAGAGGTTTATCATACCTGACAACTGTTATGCAGAAACTTATCTATAGTGCAGGATGTTCTGTATCTATAGCAGAGTCATCAGAACGACAGTTGTTAAATCTTTCTGACATTGCAGGAATACATAGAACAAAAGCTACACATACCATCATACCTGGCGTTGTATATGCTAATACAGCCGGCCCGGATGCGGTTCCTTGTGTTATATCACGTACAATGACATCTACAATCGTTGTAGCGGGACAAGAGATTACATTCCATCCTGCGTTCGATGTAACAGTACCAATTGGTGAGTCTCGTAACATAGTGCTTATGGCTGAAGAATATGGTTCGTTCAATATATCGGCCAATACAATTACACAGTTTGATGACCCTGTACCTGGATTAAGACTATTGGCAACAGGTACCTCTACTCCGGGACAGGAACGTGAGTCTATAGCTTCATTGAGAGAGCGTCTTCAAAGACGTACTGTAGAGAGTACACAGATAGATAAAGCTGCATCTGCCATTCAAAACCTCGAAGGCGTAGCAATGTGTTCTATCTACTTTAATTATAGTCCTAGAGAAAATGCGCAGGTACCATATGGTGATTCTATAGTAACTGTACCACCGAGAGAAGCTCTTGTAATAGTACAAGGATGGAGTACAGACCCTGTAGCCATAGCAAGAACATTCTACAGATACTTACTGTGTAAGACAGCTGGAGCAGATGTACCAGGTGCTCAGTATCAGGAATATATAACACATGCACAGCAAAGCTTGAGGGTGTATATCTTACCACCTACTCAGAAAGATATCTATATACGTATTTATATAAAGAACGTATTGTCATATGAACAGGTGGATGGTATTAAAGATACTATTTGTGCTATGGCAGGTAATCTTGTTATAGGACAATCTATCACTGCCGTAGATGTTATTAAGTACGTAAGCAGTATATATACTAACTTGACAATACAGGGTGCAGAGCTTTCTCTAACAGGACAAGATAATGACTACTCTTACGTACAAGAGCCAAACCCTACATCTATATTCTCACTTAGTGTAGAAAACATAGCTGTTGTGGAGGTATAACGGTGATTCTACCTATTCGTTATCTTTGGCAGCAATTAAATGGTCCTCAAGTTACAGGTATCTGTAAAGCTATAGAAGAGTACTGGAAAGAGATATTTGATAATAAACTCGACTACTTTAACAACTTCTCTATTGCTACAGTCGATGATCAACACCTGACACTGCTAGGCTTGTTATCAGGCTTAATAAGACCTGTCATACAGGAACCGGATGCTACATACTTTTACTTCACAGAGCAGGCTGAACACCCTGTAGATCATGGTTTCTCTGACTTGGCAGACGCTAATGTAGGAGGACGTTTCTCTAAGTTAGATGTAAAAGGAGTACATAACGTATCTCTCGATTCCGAGTATTACAGGGCTTTGTTAAAGGCTTGGGTAGAGGGCGAAGGTGAAATAGGCAGCTTAATGCTTTTGGACGATATATGTAAAGAATTGACTATAAAAGATATCGGCCCTGAAGAAGAGCCATTTTACCAATTTATGTTTATGGCAGGAGATGATATTCCTGTAGACAGAGCTCCTGGTGATGTCTATATAGATATGAGAAGCATGACTAATTGGAATAATCCTCTGCACGTATACGCAGTGTTAAGAGGAATCGGAGATACTGCATATGCACCTCAACCACGATTGTTTATTTCGCTTGGAGCATCAGGACAGGTAGCCATGCCTACCATATCTCCTGTTACAGGTTTGTATCAGGACAGTGTTACTGTCTCAATGTCTGTATCAGCGCCTGCGGATGCTACTATTTATTATACTACAGATGGTACAGATCCTACTACAGAAAGTAATGTATACACAGATCCGTTTACGATAACAGAATCTATGGAAATAAAAGCTTTTGCTGTAGCACCTATGTATGGTGATTCTCCTATAGCAAGGGTTGTATATACAATAGAATAGGAGGAAGCGTATGAACGCACCTAGAACACTTAATCAGTACGTAGGTACTGACCCTCAGGCAAACCAGATTACAATCGTAGCTCCTGATATGGAGACCGCTTGTAAAGTGTACAAAGGACAGCAGGAAGCTGATCCCGTACAGATGCAGAGGGTAAAACAGAACATTATGTGTGTTCTCCCAGAGAATATCGTAACGTTCACAGCGGAAGTATACTGTGCTACAGGAACACCTGTTGGATGTTCTGTAACACCTGAACAGTATACCATTATTGCAGGCTCAAAACTTGTATTCACTGCCAAAGAAGGAGACGGCTTCCAGTTTGCGAAGTGGCTCATCAACGGCGTGGAAGTTACAGACGAGAGTGGAGCAGTTGTTACCGACAAGGTTGCATTGCTTACAATCCCATCAGGTAACAATACATGTGAAATCAAGGCAGTGTTCGTAACTGTCTAAGGAGGCGGAAATGAGTAAGAAGGTTTATGCCCTGATTACGGGTATTGTAACGGGCGTTGAAGCTATTGCCCTTGCTGTATGTAGCTATGCGATTAAGGACCCCTTTGTTAAGGCCGGAGTAATCGCATCTATCCCTGTTGCTTGTAATGCAGGGTTAGCTATATGCAACAACTTCGTTAAAAACGAATAGGCAAAATAATAGCCACCTTTCTTTCGATTGGTGGCTATTATTATCTACCAAATAAATCCACATCCGTAAACTGTATTACCTACAGCTACCGATGTGCAGTACCGTAAATCCCATATACAAATGGGTGAATCCATATGCTATTCCTCCTGTTGTAAACCTTTGTTAAAGGTCTCGAGTGCGGCGGGATCACGTTTCAGAATCAAGTCTAATAGGCGTCCCTGATGATTGACCTCGTCCTTTCTAATCTCTTCTATTACGGCTTTGTCTTCCTCAGTCGCAATAGCCAACAACTTGTCGTACGTGTTTGTTGCATCCAACTCTTCACGTAACGCGTCTCTTAATTTAATTAAGTACTCGTTCATCCTAGTAACTCCTTAATACTACTATAGTACTCGCAGGCCTGTACAGGCACCAGGTTCTTGTTCCATATAGTATTACGATGAGGAATCTTTAAGATTCCGTCATTGAAACAGGCTATGGTATAACATAATACCCCTCTATTAGCCACATCCGTTAGCCACGCTTGCTGTCCAGGTCTCCAGGGTATCTCTAAAAATTGTTTACCGGAACAGGTGCTGTGAACCCTTTTAAGTTCAATCCACATCGGTGTTCTTTTAGTTATTATAAACAAGTCGGGAATACCCTTACCTGTTTCACCACTTTCAATACGCTGCACGAAAATACCTTTGTTACGCATAGCCGTAACTAAGGCTTTACTGAACGCGGCTTCGTTACGGTATGTTAACATTAGATAAAGTCCTCTTCTGCTAAATGCTCTATCAATGCATCTGTACTATCAAAACACATTGAACCAAATTCAGGCATCAGATTGTAACCATGCTTAAATCCTGGATTCAGCAGAAACACAGGTTTATTGGTACCTACCATATAACCCATTTCCCATAGCATTCCTTCTGATGGTCCTTTTTCACGTTCTACATAAGCAACACAGCAGTCAGCTCTCTGCATAGCGTGTAGATCCATTGTATACAGGTAACGACGTGTTACATCTTTGCCACCAAGCTTTGAAACAAGGTCTTCCCATTTACCATGTTCCTGAGGTGCATATACCTCATACCCCTGTGCTCTGAGTTTCTCAATTACAATACGATTACGTTTCTGATCGTCATCATCATGCAGTGGTGCCGCAAAGTATATCGTTCTCATCTTCGACTTCCTCCTCATCGTCATTAAAAGTCCAATCCTTATCCGGTAACTCATAGTCACCATCTTCAATGTAATCTTCATCCTCGATTTGTTCTACAAGGCCATTTGCTGCTACGCAGAAGTATGTATAGAACCACCGAGCCAAACCCATCATAGGTCTGTTAATACAGCCTAAGAGTTTAATATGTACTACCAATTAACTTCTCCTTGTGCCGCTTCCGTTACTGCATCCTGGGTAGCCTTCCTTGAGTCTGCTAATAGAGTTACCTGGTTAACGGTCAATACCCAACTGTCATGAGATACGCCATCATTACCTTCCCACTTCTGATTCTCAAGTGTTCCAACGACAGCAATCTGCTTGCCTTTAGTAAGGTACTGTTTGATAGATTCTCCCTGCTTACCCCACATCTGACAGTTGAAGAAGTTTGTCTTCTCATACTGACCAAAGCCTGTGTTGTTAGCAATAGCCCACTTTGTTAACGATGTGCCTTTCGCACCCACTGTTGTTGTTTCTGCATCGCGGGTGCAACGACCTACGAATGTGCATACATTTACATCACTCATACTTGTGATCCTCCTTAAATTGTTTTAATTCATTTATAGTTACTCCGTCAACACCTGCTGACTGATTACTATCTGTTGGTTTGTATCCCTCTCCTTCCATTGGATACATAAAACGGAACATTGCATAATTAGCAACATCTACCAGGTATTCCGTATTACCTGTCTCTTCGAACTTCTTCAAGTTCTTCTTAAGACTGCCAATTGCATCTACCATACCCTTCCGAAAATTCTCTTTCGCAGGACCATATTTGTGATATGATACTACAATAGCTGACTGACGAAGTTCATCGAAACGACGACTGTATTCGCTGTCTAAGATTCGTTCTGACGATTTCCCCATCGTGGTGCTCCTTTAATCCAATTAGCTGTACGGCCAATAGCTTTACAATGCATACACCTAATATATTTTTCTTCATTAAGTGTAGTTCCAATTACATTCATAACGAGTTTACATGAAGGGCATCTGACTGCATATATACGTTTTTCATCTGCCTTTACTTCATCCTTCTGCATCATGGAATACCTCCTTTAGTTTGTCGTAGGATAACACTTTCGTGTTCGGGAATACTTTCATCAAAGGCTCCCATTGCCAACTAAGTGTATCACATAATAAGTTAATAAAGTTCGCTGCTTCGGTTGTCATTTTCGCAACACTGGTGGCGTTTTCACCCATGTCTACGACTAATACTCTCTTTTCAGTCTTACGACTAACAAATGCTACTGTCATACCAATTCTCCTTCGTACTTTCTATTTCTATCCCCATATAAGGCGGTAAAGGTAATCTAAATGTAGTAGTAAATGGAGGATTTACCTTACTTATGTCCTTAGAAGCGTTCGCGAATGCACAATCTTTCATAGCATTTATCCAACGCAATACTTGTCTTAGGTCCTCGTTTGTCACATTAAGATAGATGCGAGGAACACCTGTTGTTATCATTGCCATTGTTTCTTAAACTCCTCCCAGTTGTCCATATCACAGTGTCCCCAATCCGGTCCGATTTCAGTGTCAACACCGATTGGAATTCTCAAATCATATGCATGAGCCATGCAATCATACAAAGTACAACAAGCTTCGTATCCCTCTTTTGTCTTTGGAATACTGAATACGATTTCATCATGTATCTGAGCATGTAACTTGAGTACTTTGAATACGCCTTTGTCCCATGCATCTACCAATCCCTTCTTCAACAAGTCAGCAGCAGAACCCTGAATGAGGTAGTTAACGAGTTTGTAAGCTCCTCCGTCCAATGGCATACGCTGTCTTCTACCACTAAGTGTGCGAACGTACCCTCGGCGCTCACCAGTGTTAATGATTGAACGACATGTTGGATCAACGAACGGTATCTTTCTCTTGTACATCTTCATCAATGAATCGGCAAGAGGCACCAGGTTATCAGGATCGGCATCCGGGTGCGCCTTTAATAAAGGTCGTTTGAACTTAGCTGCAAATGAACGAGCACCCATACAATAGATAGAACCGAAGTTCAGGTTCTTTGTAATATGTCTCATCTCTTTAATAGTATCCGGATCACCTTTGTCCCAGCCCATCATTGTCTGTACCATCCAGTGGTAGTCAACGTCTTCTTCATGGAATCGTTTACGAGCTTCCTCAGCACCAGGACCTTCAGCGAAGTGAATGAATACACGGTACTCAATCTGTTTATAGTCAAATGCACCAAGAATACAGCCATCCTCCGGAATAAACAACGAACGAATTTCCTTGCCATGTTTTTCCTTACGTGCTGGTACCTGTTGCATGTTTGGATCTCCGGATGACCAACGCCCTGTTACTGTACCTGCATCATCACGCTTTGCAGGATAGAAACAAGGATGAATGTGTCCGTCGATTGAATAATCAACCCAGCTATTCAAGAATGCGAGTGTCTTCGTTAATCCTCTGAGGTGTTGGATTTTCTCAGCCAACGGATGGTTGTTATCTTCAAGTACAGCAGCCGCAAATGAAGGCTTACCCGTAGCAGTATACTCAATAGGGAGGTGTTCAGCTCTCCACATCTTTTCGATATCTTTAGCCGAATTAAGCGAGAGTGTACCTTCCGCGAAGCCGTACTTCTGCTCCATCTCTGCAATGCCATTGTCATATTCCTCCTCGAATTGATCCATCAGGTTTAACAACTTGGTCATGTCAACACGGATACCATTGTGTTTCATATCCATAAGTAATGGATATAAGCGACATTCAATATCATTGGCACGTAACAAGTTCTGTTCTTCAAGAAGAGGCTGCTGAGCTATGTACAAGTTATATGTTGCTTTACAGTCCTGACGACAGTATTTAGCTTGAATAGGACGAGGTATTTCCTTAAGATGTTCAACAGCCTTACCCTTTCCACCGTGTTCAGCCCACCACTTATCGATTGTATCATCCTTGTTCTTACCTTCAACGCCTCTGCGCTGACAACAAGCATCCAATGAATAACTGTAGGCATATGAATCAAGAAGTGTTTCACGTGTCATTGTATCTTCACAACGACCATATATCTTAATGCCATATCCATTTTCCATCCAATCCAAATCGTATACCCCGTTATGATATACTTTAACAATATCTGGGTCGGCAAGAATCTCCAAAGCACGAGGGTCATCAGGTTCAAAGTATTCATCTATCCCTAATGCAGGACAGTAAATACCGATACCTAAGATCTTTCCGTCATGACGACACGCTCCTGGTCCCCACTGCTTAAGATGTGGATCATCTGTTTCAATATCGACTGATGCTATTATCTCCTTAGGCTGGTGTATGACAGGCTGCTTCTTTTCCGTAGGCTCAGGTTTGTTAACAGGTTCAAGCCAACCACCTCCTGTTGCCACTACTTCTCTATATATTGTCTCACTCATCTTCGACCTCCACATGTTATTGATATTGAATAACCCATTCTGCAAAGAGATAATTCTTCCCCTGTTTTTGTATTCCGTAGAATTGGTTGACTATGCTGATTATACCATCCGGTAAACTCGAGACCTCCCTGTTTTAGGCTTTCTTGTTCTTCTTGCGTAAGGGCAAGACCATGCCTAGAAAAGTGTAGGTTTTCACTCATTTGCATCTTCAACCTCCTCCGGTGTTACGAATTCATCCTTCTTGTTTGCACATTCGATAGAACAGAAGTGAGCTGTACCTAAAACATGCATCTCATCATCCACGATGTCTTCTGTGCAGTGTCCTTCAACGTACTCTTCTTCAACAATCTTGTTGTTCTCAATACGTTGAGCTCCTACCTCTTTACCGCAGCCTAATCGGTCACAGTAAACCACTCTAGTCATCATTACCTCCTCAAGTTCAAGCGATGTGTACTTGAACTTATTTTTAATTTTTCTTTATCAAATCCATTGATAATTTTAATTTTACAATCTTTACACCTATTTATCAAGTGTTTGGCACAAGATTTCTTTGCTGCGCACCTATAATAGACAAGGTCCGTAGCTACAACAAATAAGGGTAGTACATACGAGTTTGTGGTTGAACAATGATTAATTTTTCTTTTGCCCGTGTAACAGCAACATAGAAAACTCGATGCTCACTATCCGGATCCATTTCAAGTTGTGATTCAACTGCTCTACTAATATCACTCATCAGTACTACTACATCTGCCTCATCTCCTTTTACTGTGTGTATGGTGGAGATGTTAATACGGGGTCCGTTGTAGAATGTTCCATGCTTATAGCAATCTCGAGCGAAATCAAGTTTCCGAGGGTCCCAATCATCTGTTCTTCCTTCTCGGAATTCAATCTTTTCCGTATCACTAAAGTAAGGTTCTCCTCTAACAGAATAGGGTAAGGCGTTTCGCTGACACCATTCCTCAAAGAACTTGAAAAACTTTTTGTTTCGACAGAGAAAGAAGTAGGACTTACTAGTATTAAATCGTTCAGTAAGTTCGTCAATGCACGTAATTTCTTCAATTGTTCCTCCTTCACGGATCGATACACAGTGGCTATGATCCGTTAATTGCATTTCATTAACAATGTTCTGTGCGAAGTTCAGAATAACCGAAGGCACGCGGTAACTTGTTTCCAACATATGTTGTGTCCCACGTAACTTAAGTACTGTTTCCGGACTCGCTCCTGCATATGTAAATACAGCCTGTTTAATATCTGCAGCTACATAGATGTGTTTAGCGTTACTAAATGCTTGGAATACCATCTGCCATTGTAATAATGAACTATCCTGCATTTCATCCAAACAAACTACTTCAACATCTTCAGTAAGTCCTTTCGCAATATAGTTCTCAAGCAAGTCTGTAAAGTCATAATATCCGAAAGTCTTCTTATACTTACCGTAAAGCTGGATGTATTGAACTAAGTCGCTGTATGCAACCCTATCATCCATTATCTGCTCACAGTAAGGCTTGTTGTTACGGTACAGTTGTTCAATGGCTACTAACTGTTGGTCATGCATCTCGTTCCAATCAATGCCTTCAGTAGTATTGAGACCAAGCGTTCCGAAGTTGTACCCCGCCTTTTCACCGAAGTCCTTATACTTCTGAAAGTCCATCATCATATCTCTTGACGCTGTACAACCACGGAACGCCATACTATGTATCGTTCTGAAGTTCTTTAATTTCTTCAAGTCTACACCGAATTGTTCTGCTGTACGAAGTTGTGCAACCTCGGCACCTTTCTTCGTAAACGTAACAAAGGCTATCTGATCGAATGAAACACCATTCTTCAGGTGATAGTCAATAATGTTCATCAATGTATGTGTTTTACCAGTACCTGCGGAGGCAAGGTAAATATCAAGTGTTCCATTAAATGTGTTCATCTATAAACTCCTGTGCTGAGTTTACTGTGCAGGCGAACTTAAACATTCTTCGTTGATTTGACTCAATGTTGGTTCCTGAGTATGTGTCAGGCATGTTCGCTAATAAATCTTTTAACAATTGTATCGCCGTGTTTAACGCTTCAGCCTTATCGTTTGCACTACATCGACTACATGGTGATTCCATTAGAAACCTCCCTCAAGAATTGCTCTGCTTTTATTTTAGTGTCAATACTACCTGTGTCCATCTCATCATCTGCTAAGTCATAAACAAAGACATTAAGCAACGATGTTATGATTTCTTTCGCCCTAGGAAGTTGCTCATCTTGTTTTGCCTGCTCCTTCATTGATTCTCGCGCTAGCCACTTAACACCTTCTATGAATGCAGCCGCTAACATATCCTGTTTCGGAGCCCACTTCTTATTCCATAACCTATCGCTACATTCTTTAGCTGCGTTATTTATCTTCTCTTCGAGTTCTAACATTGAATCAAACTTGGTCATCGTTTCGCCTCCAACTTGAACATGGCTCTGAATCTAGTCATCATTTCTTCAGGTGAATAATCAGTGTGAATGTTTATAGTACTGTCCGGTTTACCGTAGGCTATTCCGAAACGCATAGCTTTAAGTAAAGTACGTTCCGGAGAACCATTAGGGTATTTATTCATCTCCTCGGTTAAATGAGCTGCTAAGTCGCATTGTTGTGCCTGTACTAAATAGTTCATCGCCTTCGCATGGTTTGGCCCTGTAAAACACTTAGTCTCTACTTCTCCTATTTTGAATTCCATCAGTTACTCCTTAATATCAATTCTTATAATATCACCACACTGGTATACCTTAACATTGTTCTTCTCAAGCTTATCAGCTATACCACTCCTAATTACTTCGATTGCTTTTACAATCCATTCAGCTAATGTCATATCCATCAGAAATCCTCCTTATATTCACTATAGTCTTCATCAGGCCTGTATACCCAAGACCAATGTTTTCCTGTCTCTGTTTCAATTACAAAGTCTACTGTGCCAACTTTACCTCTTTTCCTGATTTGCTCATTACAGTACTCAAAGTCTCTTTGTGCATCTGCATACTGTTGTGGCGTAACAGAGAAAGTCTGTCTCGTATGCAAGTCAAAAAACAATGCCCGTCCACTAAATGGCGTCTGTCTTGTCTGCACAGGATTTACTAACTCTTCGCCTGTCATCAAAATGCCTCCTCACCTGTTTCCTTATCCCTAAAGTCTATTTCAATCTCCTTCTTCTCTGAAGCAGGGATTGAACTAACTGGCATACGCCATACAGTACCTTCTTTATGAGCACCAAGTTGTTGTAACCTTACACGCATCTCAATAGGCTTGTACTGTGTAAAATCATTCTTGTGTACCAGGAAGTCAATAAACGCTTTCGCTGTAAATACGTATTCCTGATTTACTTCATCCTTATATACACGGCCCATTGCTATCTGTGTTATGTTATCCGCCTTACGCCTATTGTTAAAGAAGTCACACGTTAAGTCAAAGAATGTAGAACCTGATGTAAAGTCTCCACTCTCCACTGTCGGTGTTACAACGTTTATGTTTTCACAAGCACGTGTCAATATATGCGCCCATCTATCATCCGGTATATGCCGTGGTACAAGGTGTAGCTGTCTCAAACAAAGTGCTCTGAATTTACCCTGTGTAAGGATTTCCTGTTCACTCCAGAACGTTAAACGCTGACCGTTAACGATCCACTCGTAATAAGGGGGGTCTGTGAGGAATTGAGTGAGCTCACCATAGTCAAGACCCGTGGCCGCTTTCGACTCAATACCAAATTCCTGTTGCCTACAAGCAGCTTTATCACATCTCTCAAGTACGGCACAGTTATAGAAGTACGATTTGCGATTAAATCCCTTGAGTATTGTCGCGTTAAGCTCAGCATCAGGGAGGGGGTCAGCCAGGCTATGATTGATCTCGGTGATTGATGTACGTAAGTCGCAATTTTCATCTTTAAGTCTAAGGTAGACCCCGACAGCATAAAGCCAGTTATTTCTTTGTCCGGGCCCCACGTCCCGAAGCAAAAGCCCCGATAAGACACATGGAGGGGCGTCTTTGTATTGGAATTCATCTATCCACTCCTTATGTTCTTTATATGTCAATCTCTTTGACTGCATATAATCTAATGCATCCGGTAAAGATACAAGTCCTTTCGTGTTGACAAGCTTTCTGTGGTTATCTGAATCTGCATCAAAGTATGGTAAGTTAATCCAACTATAGAATGCATTAGTTGAACTTGTCTTAGCCTGTTTCGGAAATATCTCTGTCTTTGGATTACAAGCAAACGCTTTACGATACCACTGTAACAGCTGTTGTACTTTATCAGCAGGTGTTGGGTCCGCGAAGAATATGTATATATGTAACTTCTTTGATTTACTATAACACGGGCACAATGGCATATCGAAATCGTATATTGCCCGTATTACATCATTAAGATTATATTTATAATCATCGATATCCAATGCACCAAAGTAACATGTACCGTCATCTTTAATTGGTGCAATACCGATTGATAGTTTTCCATTTAAGTGTCTTTCGAAAACTGCAGGAGAAGGTTGTCCGTATTGTAAACGTGACTTAGCTTCCGCCTTGCCATTTACAATCTCTCCAACTTCTGTAACTCCATATGCATTTTCGTTACCATTAAATAAATTACTAAAGGTTATAAGGTCATTATTAGTATACGCCATCATACTATCCTTAGGATGAAAATAGCCTGGCTTTTACACCAGGCTTTGTTTTTAATTAGTACTTGCCGTCTTCTTCAGCTTCTATACCGGCATCTTCTTCAATTGCCTGTGTTCTGTTATCAGCAAGCATAATTGCGGAATCTGCCATCTGACGTGCAGGTGTTACATATTCAAGGAACATTTCTTTTGTGACCCATTCCTTAAATATGATTGACGACTTACCATCTTTGTTACAAGAGTAGTAAGGCTGTCCTGACTTGTTCTTGTCTTTACCTGTAGACATGTTCCAGATTGCGCTGAACAAAGGTGCTGCTTTTCCTGACGGTGTTCTGAGGTATCTCATCTGAGTGTTCCAGCCCTTGAGGTACTTCAAGTTACCACGAGTAGAACCGAAAATAAGATAACCATCTTCAAGATGTTCAGGAAGTACAACAAGGTAGTTCCATGTCTCGATAACATCGTTGATGTTACCATCAGCATCTTTGTGTTCCATACCTTTGAAGTTATCTCCAGTAACACCTTCAAGGCCACCAATAGGATAAGTACCAACATACCCACCCATATTCTTTTTCCATTCAACCCAAACCTTCTGAAAGAAACAAACGATAACATTTACGGAATCGCCATAGTCTTTTCCTGTGATTGAGTTGTAGAAGTGACCTACCGGAACCTGACCATTGGTTACAACATCACTGTTGCTCTGTGCAATCAGCAAACGAGGAACCGCTGTTTCGTCAGTTCCCATGTTCTCAAATCCCTGTCCTGCTACTTCGTTGAGATATTCAACATCCAATTCTTTCTTTTCTGCACTCATATCCGTGCCTCCTTATATAGATTCTGAAGTACTCGCCACGATGTGCTTTCCTTCTTGAAATAGTCTAGCGATAGGGTGGGTTAGTCCCTATCTTCGCCTCATCTATACAGACGAGGTAGACTATTTCAAGAAGGAGACTCAGGATTGATGGCGTAAATCCCGAATCCCCAAAATTGGAGCAAAAACTTAATTAAATTATAATGTATAACATTTCAAAAATCAAGTCCGTGGCGCTAACAATTTTTCAACCCGTTAGCTTCCAATGCAGCCTTACGATCAATACAGGTACCACACTTACCGCATGGTTCATCACCACCTTCGTAACAAGACCATGTGTGCTCGAAGTCTTCCTGTGTCATACCTGCTGCAATACCTTCTGCAACGACACCTGCTTTATTAAGCTCAGACCAAGGACCTTCCATGTTAAGTGTGTGTCCGGAGCCTTCCCAGATAGCATCCGACATGCCCATTATGAACCCCTCAGTACAATCAGGATATGCGCTACCTGCAGCATCATCTGCATGTGCACCATACCATATCAGGTCACATCCTTCCTGAATAGCTACTGATGCGGCTACAGATAAGAACAAGCCGTTACGGAATGGTACATATGTTGAAACTGTACCCGGTTTCTTAGCAAGCTGTTCTGCGTATGATTCGTGTGGAATATCTCCGCCGCCTTCAAGAAGTGTGCAGCCTTTGTAACCTTCGAAGATTGCGCTAAGGTCGAGGCACTTGTAATTCTCGATACCCAGGCGCTCGAGCTGCCACATAAAACAATAGGCCTCTTTCGAATGCTTCTGTCCATAATACATATTCAATGCAAATACGTTTGCTGCACCATATTCTTTAACTGCTTTGTGAAGAAGGCATGTACTGTCCAATCCTCCTGATGCAAGCACTAGTATCTTACTCATCCTTAGCCTCCTCCGGCCTGATTACCAACTCTTCAGGTTCAGGCATCCTTACGATTGAAGGACTTACTCCAAGTGGTTTGAAGTAAGGCTGTGAGTTAAGAACATGCTTAGCTGCAACGTTACGGTTACATGCGTAACCAAAGTGTTCAGGACGAGTTTCACCCCAAACAACTGTTATATTGTTATTAACACCTGTAGCAAGATGCTGTAGTGAAGAATCAATACAAACAATCTCTTTTGCTTCCTTCGCCAATAACCTATAGGTCAGATACGGCACTTCGATTTTTACTGCACCTTCATATGAAGGTTCGTTTGGTAAACCGAAGTGGACGATTGTTGCGCCTGGCCATTTGTTCTTGAGCAAGTCAATAACAGCCTGTCCTTTCGGATAATTACGCTTGATTGCTTCTTGTGCGTTCATATAAGGAACTGGATTTCCTTGTGGATCCTTCTGTGGAGTAAGAGGTGACTGTCCTCCACTAAACTGAACAATACAGAAATTATGGTTCCACTTAGCCATGTGTTCATCAGCAACCTTACGAAGCTGAGGATATTCCTTTTCAATGTTATCCAACCGTGGTGTATATGAGTCTGCCTTATCAGTAAGTGTAATACCGAACTCTGCTGCCCAAGCATCAAACAAGTGACACTCTTTCTTGATGAAACACTGGTTGCTGTATGGTTCACGCCATAATACATTACAGTCCGGATCCAAAACAAGTTCCTGATAAAGTGTACCAAGCCCTGGTTGGAAAGCATCTGTTACAGCGGGACAACACTTAAATACATCATGATAAGGACTGATGACATATATTTCATCATATCCACCCTTTTCCTTTAGTTCTTCGAGGATAGCGGTAAGCATAATGTTCTTACCTAATCCTCCTTCAACATTAATTAAACATTTCTTAGCCATGTTTTCTCCTTCCCGAGGTTTATAATGACGGATTATTTCCGTTCAAATCCAAAGATGTTAAATTTATTCCTGTCCTCGAATACGTCTTCTCCTTCGACCAAACGCAACTTAGCTGAACATCCTTTGGCGATTGGAGAGGTAATAATCTCAACCGCGTATTTGAGACAGAACTGGACGATGTACATTGCAATTGACCATGAAGGAGTTCCGAAGAATCCAAGGGTAATGAATACGGCAGTGTCCACCAATTCAGCACCGGCTGAGGATAAGAGTTTTCTTCGAAGGAAATGGCCTGTCCCATCTTTATGTCGGAACAGCTGGAAGATGATGTCATTTGTCCAGCCTCCTAATACAGCTGCAATAACTCCTGCTATCATGACACGGAGCATTCCACTTGTTCCATCAGTACCGATAATAAGTAAACGTAATGCCTCATCCATGTTCATGACAAATGAGGCTGGTTTAACCGCGTTAATTACGATAAGGATCATGATTACAAATAGTAACTGAACAAGAATTGTGAGCCATGCGATCCAGCGAGATACACGATAGCCGTATACATCGCTTGTTACATCACTGATGATGTATACAAATGGGAAGAAGAATACACCCATTGGAGCAAGCCATGGACCAAAGAATCCAAGACGTCCTGATACCAGATTTGCTGCGATCTGCATTGTAACACTCAATGCAGCTAATACTACTACGATAAATGAATATCGTTTTGCCTTTGTTGATGACATAACGTCACCTCCTAAAATGATTTATTACACGGAGCTAGGTTCCGTGATAATGGAACAGGCAGGATTTGAACCTGCATCTTCTGCCCTCAGCAGTGTCCTACTTAGACGACTATTCCACCACAACTATTTCAACACTGTGAAGCGTGCTGTGCACTTCTTTCATTTTGACATAAAGTCAAGGACACTTGCGAAAGAATTAAGACCTCGCTCGCCATCGTCATCGACTAGGCTAGGGTACTGCGTGGATTCGAACCACGATAACATAGCAGCTAGCAATCCACTATGGCATTCCCAATTATGCTACAGTACCGTGATAGTGAGCCGGTAGGGAATTGAACCCCTGAGTCATACCTAGCTTTCGCGTCTTGACCAATCACCTGACTTAATCGGCTCAAAAATCGCCACTCTTACGGACGCAAATGTAAGAGTGACTCGCTTTCGCTTACTGTATTCCGGTCATACAGCTGACCTACTTCCTGCCACGGAAGCCCTTCCCTATGTGGGTCCTCTGCAAAAGAGGTGTGGTGCTAAGTTACTGGATTGGTATCCATATCAATCCATGTTTTAACAACTACTGTGCGGCCTTCAGCCTTACTGAATTCTTTCTTCTGTTTGACAGAGCAGTTAATAACTGGTGTTATTGTTGAATACTGAGCACTTGAATGAGGTATACGAATCTTGATCGGTAAATCAAGAAGCTTATCTTCAGTAAGGTCATCAGTTACCTGTGCCTGCAACATATTTAATACTTGTCTAAGTGTAAGAGAATTATCAAGCATTTTCATCTCCTTCTAGCATAAGTTCTGCGTTTTCGAATTCGAGAAATTCTTTACCTTCCGCTACTGCTACAGCTATTTTAGCCAAAGCGTCAGAAGGTACATTAGTTATAGCAACTGTATTGCTACCCTCAAGCACTAGGTTACCGTCGGACATATAGATACAACCAAAGTGGATAGTACTTACTAGTGCATTACTTAATATTAAGGTCATTTTACAATTACCTCCATTTCATCGAATTGATAAAAGTTCAAGCCTTTTGGCAGGTCTTCTGTTGTTATTGTAGCCGGAGCCCCTTTCTGACCTAACTGGTCAAGCAAGAAAGCCTTTACAGCGTTCGTATTCATCGTTGTTTTTTCTTCATAGATAATACCTGCTCGTTTCATTGCCTCTTCCTGACTAACAGGTACAATACATTCAGCTTTAACAAGTTCTTCACCGTTATGTGCACGTAACCATTTAGCTACGTTCGCTCTGTCTGCATCGTTCTTATTGATAGAACAGTTTGTTTTTGTTGCTACACGAACAATTGATCCATCGTCCATCTGTAACATATCCAAACCATTCATCTTAAACAGATCAGGCATTACTGTACGACTGTATTCTAAATAAGCAGCTTCCTTCTTCTTGAAGTTCTCTTCTGCTTCCATCATTTCCCATTGTTTCTGTCTCAATGTTTTAACGTGTTCTTTAATCTGCGCCATCAGATTTGCTGTTTGTTCGATTTGAACATCTTCAAGTTCATATGTATCACTCATCGTCTTGCTCCTTTGATTTAATGAATATCATATTCCTGCCATCGATCTGACAGGCTTTTAACTTAGGTTCTTCGTCACCAGGGCACGTATCATCGTGTTCGTAGTAACAACCTTCGCATCCGCACTTAGCGGGAACCAGTTTAAGATCTGCCTCCATTAATGGTCCTCCTTACTCATTATACATAATATGTATAAGGAGCGAAGCCTTTACCTGTACGAGTAATCTGAACTTTCTCTTCAGGAGTTCGTTTCAGAGATCTCGCATAGTCTTCAGCTTTCTTCTGACTACGGAACATCTTGTAGCCTGTTCCGTCCGTACGAATAACATCGTACACAAAAGATAATGCCATATATCCTCCTTCCGCTTTCACGGGATTATAAGACATCTTCCCAAAAGTTTCTGAAAACGTTTGTTAAACGTCCATCGAACTTTTCCGCCAACGATCTATCATCATGATATCCTGCAGGTTGTGGTGGTTCTGGTACATGATGATCCGGAATAGTAGGCTGATGATGAAATCCTTCACCTCCTGTGCCTACTCCTTTACCAGTGAATACTGCTACTAGAATTACAATAATCCAAACTATAGCTATTATAATCACTGGTATAAAAGGAATCATTTCTAAAGGCATGACATCCTCCTTAGAATATAACTACTTCACCATCTACAGATGTTAAAGTATATTCCTCCTTAAACACTTCATCCGGCTTAGTTAACATATCTACAACGCTGGTGTCACGGATATAGTCACTAAGCTGCTTCTTCTGTTTCAAAGCTGCATATACCTTCATATCGATCGTATCTTTCATTACGTAATCGAGGTAGATACAAGGATGCTTCTGACCTGCACGATAGATACGAGCTTCAACCTGGATACGGTCCTCAAGGCTGAACGTGTTACTGTAGAATATCATATGGTGGCAACGTTCCTGTAAGTTAAATCCCATCGAAATAACTCGGATGTTTGCTACCATAACAGAATATTTACCGTTCTTAAAACCTTCAATGGAGCCGATTTTCTTCCAACCAGTTTGTAAGCAACAATTGTACCCGGCTTCGGTAAGCGAATCGAATATCCTTTCCGCTTCAGCACTGAAGTGGCAAACAATAATAACCTGGCCCGTTGGATTATCTGTAGACCCGCAGGTCTCCTCGACATCAACCAACAGCTGGTCAATCTTAGGAGTGTCGTCAAACCAAGTAATCTTGTTTGGAGGAGGATCCTCAAGTTCGCTTTCTGGGCACTGTTCACTACTGACAAACCCCGAGGCAATCTGCTGTAGCCTTATGTATGCTGTCAACTTACTCTTGGCTTCAACTTTTTCATCCTTATAAGTTGTGATGAAGTATGTTTCAAGTTCATGATATACCCTCGCTTGTTCTGCAGACATATCCAACAGCTTTCTGTTATAAACGCGGTCCGGCATGTCGATACAATCTTCGATTTTAACGAACATTGCTATCTCGAGCATCTTATCGCGTAACTTATCCACATTTCGGAACGGCCCTTCGTAGTGGTCCTGCGACATGATGTAGTCATATGTTGCAAGGCTGACTCCATGGAGAGCATTAGCCATTTCAAATGAAGTGCATCCATGAATCTGAGCCCACGCATCTTCGTTAATGAGAATACGAATGACTCGCCCGTTAATTTGGATCGCGTGGAAGAGCCCGTACCTGTTTTGGAAGCCGTACCAGTTAACGCCAAAGTAACCCGGTTGGAGAAATTCGAACATAGCCCAAACGTCAAATGGGCCGTTCGTAACCGGTGTTCCTGTAAGAATTGCTCTAGCGACTGTCTTTGGTTCTGACTTAAGTATGGTCTTACCTCGTTTAACAACTGTGTTGAATTCATATAACAACCTCTGTGTTCTAATTGCTTTAGGATTCTTGATACGTGTTGCTTCGTCCAAGATAATCATTGTCCTGTGCGACGTTGCCCATTGCACGTAATCCAGATACCGAGTTTTCGTAGAAAACTGTTCAATGTTAGTACATACAATATTAAGAGCCCCCGGAATAAAGAACAGCTTCTTGTTTTTTCGCCACTGCACAGTCGTATTAACATGTGAAAGCCACTTTGGAATTTCCTCAACTGCCCATTGCTTATGCACTCCATTAGGAGCAATAACCAGGACTGCATCCACAGCTCCATCATTGAATTTTGCTTCGGCAATAAGTAACGAAGTACGTGTTTTTCCTGTACCCGGATCAAAGAACAAAGGGATTGCAGAAGCTTTACGATAACGTTCAAGTGCTACCTCCTGGTGTCTATATGGATTATTCATTTCTTGCTCTCCTCAATCATCGCATCTGCCTGTTTATAGGCCAGTTCTGCGATCTGCTCAATGCTCCAATCATTTAATTCGGGATTTGCGCTAATACCTGCCATAGCCTGAATTGCTATATAATCTCGTGCTGTAAGTCCTGTATAAACAGTACCATCACCCAACTCATAAGGGAATACGTTCTTATCTGCTTTCATTATAATGGCTCCTTATTACGTACTGTCCAATCGCCTGACGCTGTTGTTGCCGATGAGCATGGCACTAACTTACGGTATGATACAGGGACACCGTTCTTACATGTGTTCGAGTCCCCACTAGGATCAAACACAATTTCCCCTCTTTTGCAAACGGCGAAATGACTGTCTTCGGCTCCACGCGTAAGTTTGAATTCAACACTGAATATTCCTGTTGCAGGAAGTTCATCTAAGCTTGTGATTGGTACCTTAACGACATCTCTGATACGAATGTTGTCTGCAGGTAACAAGCTGTTATAGTACTGAACGGGTTTTGAAACATAACCATCATCATCAATATTGTGGTCACTCCATCCTCTCAATACACAGTTTGTCAACTGACGAACATCGTTCGAAGGATGTGCGATATATGCATAACAATAGGGCTGACAGCTTCCGCCAAACAGCTCTTTCATCTTTGCCTGAATGTTAACCATTATTTATCTCCTTCAGGAACAATAAGGTCTTCGGCTTCCTGTCTTGTTTTACAGACATGGTCTCCAAAAGAACATTCCTGACACAATTCTTTGCTAATAGTACCATCATCGTTCTTCACATAATGATACACGTTGCGAGGACCCGAACAATAGCCGGCATCAATCAGAGGAAAGCCCCAGAGTTCCTTTATAGGAATCATCAAGCGACTACGATCACGAAAGAACTTCATCTTACGTACCTTGTTGCCATCTTCAATAAGGTGTCGGGTTGACTGTATTGATCTACCAGTTATCTGAGCGAACTCAGCTATATGTATCATTTCAATACCGTGAATGGTATATATCTTGCAATCTTCAAGAGTCATTTTTATGACCTCCATTAAGAATAAGAAAAGGCCGAGACCCAAAGGTCCCGACCCTTTTACTTATGCCTGGTAAGCAGGAACGTCTGAATCAAGAACGTAAGATTTCTTAGAGTCATCGAATTTAACAACGATGTTGTTCTTAGCCCACTTTTTAATGAGCTGACGCATTTCTGCGAAGCCCTTTCCTGTGCTTTCGAACACGTTCATTGCTGTGATAGAAGCTCCCTTCTTTGGTGTGTCGCCAAAGAGCTTGTAGATTACAGGTTTTCCGAATACTGAACCACCTGCTGAAGCTTTCTTTTCGCGAGAGAAGAAAGCAACTGCTTCCTTGATCTGCTCTGGTACTTTGTCACCGTAGAAGTCTTTGAGCTGCTTACCATACTTTGCAGCGAGTTCACGCTGTCTCTTCTGGTACTCAGAATTTGACTTCTTTTTTGGTGTTGCTTCTGTACCTTCAATTTTTGCTTCTTTCTTTGCTTCATCGAGTAATGACATATCTGCCTCCTCTGTTACCGTCCGTTAAGTCTGCAATCTTAATAACTATGACATGTCAACGACAGTGGTCATTAGTTTGTCACAGTTCTTACATCTGTGTAACGGGTACGCTCCTCAACGACGTTGAGTTGCTGTACTCTTGAGATACTCTTCAAGTCGGGAACCATTCGCCATCCCGCCCGTTAGGTGCCTATTTAACGCGGGTCTGTCGAAAAGTATCTCAAGAGGGCATCCATCCCGGAGGTGAGATGGAGTACCCAAAGGAATCACTACTATGACTTTAAAAACCTTAACTATACCTCTATTATAAAGGAATTTTTATTTTTTACAACCCTATGGCGCGAAATATTTTTCAACTTTTTGAAGATTTTTCGCGCTTAGTAGATTACCATCCGCATTATATACATACTTACGGAAGTGGTATCTGCCTTTCATAGCCCAATCATGGGTTAATAATGCAGGTTCTCCATCCATCATATGCACCCGACCTAACAACCATTCTTTGGTACCATCCTGCAGTGAAACAGGGACCGGATATTCGGTAGTAACATCACAATTGATGTGCTTACGGATGTGGCTCCATTCTTTGAAATCATTTCTCCAACCATGGTCAATATATCTTTCACCTTTAACGATTACTTCACCGCAGTCTGCACAAATATGTCTCTGTGCTGCCCGTCGTATCAATGTATAATCATACTTACTCATAAGCTCACCTATTGAATTGTTTTTTCCAACGGGTTAAAGTACGTTCCTCGTACTCATCATCGATCGGTTCCGGCCTATCCTCATCCCAACCATCTGTTCCATAAAGATAAGATATCAGAGCGTTGTCCATTTCTTCTGTTGTTGGAACAACGTTCCCATCCTTATCTTTCCATAGTGCATCAACCTCATCAATTTCGAAATTGCTGTCTTCAGGTTCCCATCGTGTTGCAGGGCTATAGCTATAGGTACCATAAGCTGTTACGTCAACGGTGTAAGTTACCCCTTCAACAGTCAATTCCAAATCGTCATTGCTGTATCTTCGATTGCTCATTCTCAATCTCCTTAATCTTAACGTCATACGGACGTCCGGTTACATTAACCGTATCACTTAATACGCGTCTGTATGTACGCGCAACCTTCTCTTCTGCCTGGACTCTGTCTTCGGCATCAACAACTCCACTGAATTCAACAACAAACTTACCTTTAACACTGAACTGTTTCATATCTGTATCTCCTTACTACATTTTGATGATGCAATAACTTTATAATGTTCACCTTCTGAGTCTCTAATCAATGTAATACGTGATGCATGAATGCCATCTTCGTAATCACAAATATGCACTGATGCATAATGGCTCTTGTTTCCTGGATTATTTTCAGCATACCACTCTTGTACTACTGAATCGAGTACTGCAAGAACACGTTTGATTTTCTGTTCTGGTGTCAATTTCCGCTCTTGGCGGTTAGAAGATTTCGAAGCCATATTCATCTACTCCTCCCTCCGACTCAGTCGGTGGTTCTTCTTTCCATAATCCACTGAGCATTAAATATGCCGCGTGAATATTCAACAATGTTAACAACAATGCATACTCGTCGTTCTCAGACCACGTCTGTTTACCATTACGCGTGTCACATAAGTTAATAATGTTGTCGTGAAGGAGCATTACAGGTGTTGATACCTCAGGTGCATCGTGGCGAGATGCTGCGTCCAATGAACCTGCCAACTGTTCATAGGTGAAACGGACTTTGCCGTCCTTGTCCAATACGTTAGCTGCTGCGTTCTGACAGTACGTTGTAAACCATTCTCGTGTCATTTATCGACCTCCTTTAAGAACTGTTCTGTTTCTCCAATAAGTTCTGAATAATCGTGTTCAAAATCTTCATCACTTGCTTTGCTTATCCGCATAAACTCGTTAAGAAGTTCTCTTGCTTTGGTGAGTTGTTCCTCATCTGTCATTTCTCAACCTCTCCTGTATCAAGTGGTTCAAATTGTTCATTATGTTCACAAACAAAACTTCCAAAAGGAGCTTCTCTTTTTGCTACACAACTTCCGTCAATATCACAATTAGCACAATCTAAACACTTCTGTTTTTCTTCATCTGTCATTTATCGACCTCCTTTAAGAACTGTTCTGTTTCCTCTACCAGGTCTGCTTCTTTACCATTGAAGTAAACACTAGCCATTACAAATCTTGTAAGAAGCTCTTTTGCCCTGGTGAATTGCCTGCCAGTCCTGCGTGTATGCTCTTCTGTGGTAGACGCCCGAGCACCTAGATAACTTAGGATGTCAGTTACACTAAGCTCGTCCAACTGATGCTTTCTGTCCTCAGTCATACAACACCTCCTTCCTTTGGTACCTTGCCAGTATCCTGGATTAAACCAGTTTCCAGGCTGTTATTGTATTCAGCCTCCATCTTGTCCCGACTCTCTGCGGCATGCGTCATCAGCTCACTCGATAAACCAATTGAGCACGTACAACAAAGCTGCAAAGTGTGAGCTCCGCATCGGATATAGAATTCCGATCTTCTTCCACAATTGTTACAGATACCCGGGAATTTAGTTTTTGTTACCATTTATGGCCTCCTTGGTCCATATATTATTTGGACTTATCAATGTTTCACGTTCCATCAGTACAGCAATAAATGGATTGTCTATCTTGATAAATGCTTCATTATTACTGATTATAGAACGAATCTTCTTTTCTGGTGTCGGTGTCAAATGAGGGTATTTGAACAAAGTTATCAGGTACTTTGCTTCGGTTGTTTGTTCAAAGTTGTTGTAGAATATATAAGGACCGAAGTATCGAGTGGGTTTTAGAACCCCTGTCATCAACATGTACAAGTGATGAGGTAATTGAGCTACCTCATTGTCTTTGTTGACTAACCAGAATTTACCTTGACTTTGCATGATTTTACCCCACTTAAGCTCACTATGCGGTAATAGTAATTGCTTATAGTGTTTCGTCATCGGATGCCACTTCAAAGTTTTCAAGTGTGCGCGTATAAAGTCTGAGTAGTCCATTTGCGTATGCCTCCTTCATCGCTTCGATGTCCTTTGGTACCAGTGTTTGATCGAACTGAATACTCACGTATTGTGAACATAATATAGATGCTCTGTCCCAATCTTCTGTAGCACATGCTGCAATGAGTTGATCGTAAATAGGTTGCATACGTGTAAACTTCTGCATGAACAACTTCTTCTTGCTGATGTAAGAGCTTGTTGATGCCTTAACAAGGATTACCACGTGATCGTCTTCTGTTTCCCTGGTCGGAGACATTGGATTCGGTTTTATGGTACCTTTTTCGAATTCATACATATACCAGTTGCGCTTTGTGTTCCAGGCCGGATCTTGATTCTCGGTAAATAGAGCTTCATTTGCTGTCTGATCCTGGATGTGCGTTCTATGAATGTATTGAATGTTCTTACTGAATAAGTAAGACTCGAAGGTTGCAAAGGTTGTAGGAGCATAGGGTGCTCGCTTACCAGTAGCCGGTGTCTTACCTTCATTCAGTAATTTAACTGTGTCGATGCGTAGTTGTAGAGGTACTGTACCTACGAAACAGATATACTGTCCATTGGTTAATTGGGTTACGTTATATTCATACATATCAACCGGATCCAGTTCTTTGTCGAAAAGGTAAGCACTGGTTCCGTAGATAGGAATGAATATAATGTTCGGGTACTTCTTGCTCATACGTTGCTTGAAGTTGTATTTGGTCGTTATCATTAACGCCTCCTTCCACGTGTTGTGGTATTCTGAATTTATGTTATTATTTTAATCCAGGTTTTGAAAAAATTCAAGGATATTGCTCCAGAATTTTTTCATCAGGATTAAATTACTTGACGTTGTTTAGAATGTGTTTCAGCGTCCTAAATTAATGATTGCGAGTTTTGACGTAATCGGGAAGAATACGAGGAAAAAGCAAGTTTATCAAAAGGCTGAAAATCTAGCCAATAGGTCAGGATTAAGTCATCCAAACCGCTTTATTAAGTGTGTGTTGGCCTGCAAAATGCTTTCAGCTGGGTTCAGAGTCAAAACCCATGACTTTTGAGATTCTTGATGTTAAGTAGTATGTTGTATTCTCCATTATTCTGTAAAACTTGATCCATCTTCCTTCTCACAAGATTTTGGATAACTTTCCGTTGACCATATTACACCCTTATAGACCTGCGAGGCAGGCCCATAATTGCTTGTAACCCGGCTACGGGCGGTTGAACCAATTTTAGAGTAGTCTTAGCTTGTCCTCCATGTTGTCTCTAGCCTCATTCAGGTGTTTAAGAACCATATCGATGATGTCATCCTTCAGCTCATCGTCCCCAGCGATTGTTATAGCACCGATTGTCTCAACCCCGAGGGTTATACTGCTGTCGCAGTGACGCATGTCCTCGACGATCATGATCTGTGCCTCTAAATCAGCGATGGCGTGATTGAGTTTGTTAGCCTCTTGTAACAGTACACGAGTCATTAGAGCACCTCCTTTGATGCAGTTCTTGGTTTACATAAGAATGGATCCGGGCCTAGGAGACCTGGTGTTATACCCAGGAACTCTTCCTCAGTGAGTGGTAGGCCTGCGACATCAAGTGTTCCATGATAAAAGCGGACGTTCTTGATAAAGCGGTCTTTGGCATCAGCAAACGACTTACAGCCGAATTCTGCCCCATTGTTGTTCTTCAGGGAAGTGAACTGGAGGACATATTGATCCCGTTCCTTATTAAAGACTACAGCGATACGGTAGTCACAGCTGTTTTTAGAGATAATTGTTTCCATCATAATATGTACTGCCTCCTTATGCAGTGAGTAAAGAGAATGAGTCTGGTGTAGGAAGAGCATCAACTGTACACCAGACAGTGGTACAGCCGCCTACTTAAGACGGCCAGTTGTGTGTTATGCTTTGACGATCTTGCCTGACTCGAAGTCTGCTTTAAGACCAAGCTTCTCCAACTTCTTGTCGAGGTCCTTACGAGACAGGTTCTCATACTTTTTCATGATCGTGTAGATGTCATCCCCTTCATTAAAGACGTACTTAGTTGTCTTGCGCTCGTCAGACAAGGTTGTAATCAGGACGAATGTCTCCTGATCTTCGGGACTGAGTTTGACATCCGGGTTAGCAGCGATTAGGTTCTTGATGAGAGCGAGGACTCTGCGTTCGCGTTTCATGTGATACAGCTGTGTCTGTTTTGTTGACTTCGCAATGTAAGTAGGGTCGAGCTTGTTTTCTGTTTCGCGGGATGTCATAACCTTGATGAGAGAAGTGAGTTCGCTGATTTTACCTTCAGCGAGAGAGATTTTTGTTGTAGCCATAATAGGCCTCCTTGTTCCGGCTTGAGCCGGTGATTATGGACGGCATCGATGAGTGGTGTCGCCGTTATTGAACACACAACACGGTGTGTTATGAATAAGGTTGTTGTGATAATTGAAATGTACGTATCTTTAATCTTAATCATACTTTAATTATATTATATATGAACATAAAAATCAACCCCGTTCCATAAAAATTTTTAGGGTGCACTGCGGCAGAGGGAAGGGCGAGAGGGACCCCACCCCCGGGTGGTTTTTGAAAGAGCAAATGCGCAGGGGCCGGGGCGGGGAACGTCCCGTGAGGATAACTGCTCCTCATAGTCTAAATAGCAGCTTGACCTAGTTATGCCTGATCAAGTAGACAGAACAGTGACAATACATTCCTAAGTTTTACCGCCTTAGGTACGGTTTACTGCACTATGGTGCTTGTGGGTAGTACATACTGACCTCCTTAATTATCTAAGAGTTTCGTCTGCAGCTTTCATAAGGTATTCTACACTCTTATTCTCGAGACCCTCTACAACCTCTGCAAGGGACATACCTTCGAAGTTCTCTACAGCACTGATCACTGTATCGAACGCCTTCATTTGTTCTAGGATGACGGGTGATACATCATCCTGATTGCCTTCTGCCTGCATTAACTTCATGCATGCAAGCACTTTTTGTAAGTCTCTAATTGACTTCATAATAACTCCTTCGTACTTGTAAGTACGTAGATAAACTCTCTCCGGTAGTTGTTATGCATTACCTCCTAGTCTTGCTACTTTTTTGTCTAGTGGATAACAACTCTTATTCACATCGAGTCCCTTCCTTCGTGCTTCTAACATAAAAGTACAAAGATCATTCAATTCGTTCAGGAATTTTTGTCTGTCCTCCGGATGAGTATGTTCGTCATTGATAAATTCCCAGAGGAAATCACTCTGTACGTTTACACAGTCTACAACTGTCTGCATAGCTTTCTTTGTCATAATATTTTCCTTCCCCGTCGAGCCGATAGGACAGCTGTTAATTTAATTACCCTTATGGATAATTCCTTCGCTATCTATTGAGCCACCTTCGTTCTCAATAACCATCTTAACATGTGCATATGGCATTTTAGGCCATTGCTCCATCAGCTCAAAGACTGACTTACCATCAAACTCTTTGGACCAGAAGAGACCAGCTATAGGTGTTCTATCTACTTGTCTACCGTGTTCTTCCTCTACTTTACGACAATCATTTACACTGATATCTCTATCTGAGATTCGTGTTATGATAGACTCAGGGCTAAATTCACCAATATTACATTGCGCTAGCCTTTTACTCATTCCTCGCTTCACGTAATATACGTTCCACGAACCGTCTTCACAGATGTATTCCCAATAGTTCGGAGCATCTTCAAACGGTACTTCTTTGCGCATGTACGCATCTTTACCGTTCTTAGTTTTGAACTTGATGAGAATCTCATCAACCCAGAACACGTATCCGTGTTCAATTGATTTGTAGGTCATATCAGTCCTCCTTATAATACACAAGCCTGGAAGTAGTCATTAACTCTTCCATGCATAAGTTCATTTAATCTAATGAGCAGTGGTTTACGTTGTTCCCCATAGAAGTCCTCAATGTGTTCGTAGCACTCAGGTGTCAATGGACCCATCGCTTCATCCAATCTAATACTCATGCTCTCTGCTTCGTCAATCTGTCGAATCTGCTTAAGCAATTCTTTCTTTTCTCTAGTCATAATTACCTCCAACTTACGAAATTAGCTTTCCAATGGTCTAATATTCTGATGAACTTCTGACCATTGCTTTTAATTGTACAAACAGCTACGTTCGATACATCCGTCTTGTACACTGTGCCAGTATAGTGCTGCTTTACATACACAGTGTTCTTGTCCTTCTTAATCAACATACCGTCGATTACCATAGTAATTCCTTGCTGGCCTACTGACCGACCAGCGGGTCGTTATAATTTACTTTCTTACTGTGTGACCATCAAGGTGGAATCCCTGTTCAGTCATAATCTTCTTAAGCTGTGCATAAGTCTTATTAGGATGTGCTTCCTGAATCTTGAAGATATCATCTCCATTGTGGAGTATGATACCTCCTGACTTACGAACAGATTTCAATGTAGTGGTACTCTCGAACCACTTCATCACATCACCCTCGAGCTCCTTACCTTCGAGGAGTGTTTTGATGATGAGTAAGTTATGAACCTCGTGTTTCTTAAGCTGTGTCTGTGTCTTAACAGTGTTAGCAGAAAGATTAAGGTTCTTTTCCATAGCTTCCATTTCCTGGTTAAGCTCATCACATTTTGCTGCTACAGCAGCGATCATAGTAGTCTTGTTCATATTTTACCTCCTTATGAACAATAGTAGATTATAGGATTTTCTTTCTATGGGTGAAGACAATCTAATATCCCACTATTGATTATCCAGCTATGTGTTCAACCATAGTATTTTCAATCATATCTCTGACTTCGATAGCTGTCGCTTCAATGTCGTGAGAAACCAACACCTCTATAACCAATGGATCATAGTCAGACCAGTCTTTATGAAACATATTGTAGGAACCACAATCCATAGGTCCTCTGTATTCCCATACATGCACGTAAGGAATACCATCCTGATAACATTGATAAACTGTAACAACTGCATCGTATAATACGGTCGATACATCAAACTTAGCGATTGGTTTCATTTCTAAACCTCCATATATCTTCTAATATCTGTCTATCCAACTCGTCTATGTAAGCGAGAAGCCATTTCCTATCGTTTGTTAAACGATACATTAACCTTAATACCATTAGCTTCATTCTTTAACCTCCTCTGTATAGTCGATGTCTTAGCCATAGCCTTCCACTTCTCAGCGTTAAGCTCCAATTGTTGTTCATTACGTACCACTATACGTAATCGGTTACAAGCCGCTGTGAGTTCGATATCGAGCTCTGTCATAATAGTTCTCCTTCCTTGTTCTTATGATAATTGGTGACAAGGGACCCAATTTTACTGTGTTTAAGGGATATATAATGTACCCTCTGATTCGGTCATCACGCACCTTTCAGCATTCCTCTTATGTCCGATTTCTGAACCGTAACCACCTCTGCTTGAACCAAGCCCACTTATCCAGATTCCGCAGCCGAGGCGCAGGCTAAAAATATCTGACCCACGGGTATTATGTCAGATTTATGAACTGGTGACTTCGTTCTATTAATAGTAAAATTGAGGTATGATTACTGGTAACCAATTATTACATGATATTAATACAGAAGGCTGGCGCAGCCTTATTAAGTATTCTCTTGATATCCCGGAAGGTACACCTACCTTTGGTTATAAGATATTTTATCGTGCGACCAATAATAAATTATACTCTGCGTATCACCCTACCCCTGAATATACTGAAAATCACCTTGACGAATTACCTACATATAAAGAAGGAATGACATACACCAGTCCCGAAGAAGAGAGAGGTTATTACTACTGGTCTGATATAGATGTGGCTAAAGCTTATATGTATGCTACACAGAAGAAACACCCTCTACCAAAAGGCGGAGAATATGTGTTACGAGAAGTGCAGGGTATTGCCTTGGCTCGTCATCAGAATGATGAAGGCGATCGTATGCAGAACATGACCATAGCTTATTACGAACCTACAGTGGACGTAAATCTTAATACGTAAGCAAAATGACATAGCTAAAATCTCAAAACCATCTTAAAATATAATCGTACCATAGGTATAGTCCTTTCGGTCTACTCTGCCTTACCAACAGGGTAGACCACTTCAGTGAGGTAGGGTAATGTTATTAACTCAAGACAAGGAAGATAGAATATACAATGCCCTCGTTATAGGGATGGCCTTGGACGACGCCTATATTTACGCCGGTCTTACAGCACAAGAAATCGAGTTAGTTGCAGAAGATACCGAACTTCAAATCAAGTTTAAGAAGTACATCAAAGAGAAAGAGTATGGTCTGTTGAAGAGAATGGATGATATCTCACAGAAGCAGGCTAAGGTTGGTCGTGAAACAGCCACAGCATGGATGCTTGAGCACTTCTACCCACGTTACAGTGGCAAACCGATGAGCGACATGCCGGATATCCACTTGCATATTGACGGTAATGACCCGGCAAACTACGACACAGTAACCATTATGAATGCACCGGCCAAGTCGGGTGCTACTAATGACAGTAAAGGTGGTGCTGGTAATGGCAACTAAACGGTGTTTGAAGCACCAGTCTGCATCAATCAACATGATACGTATGCACCCTGAAGTGCCTTACGTGTTCCTTATTGGTGGTTTCGGTGCTGGTAAGTCAATGACCGACGTAATGCTGTGCTTGTTTTTGTACAGCTGTTACGTCCGCTCTCCCGAACCAATCACCATCGGCATCCTCGGGGTAACAATCAAACTGTTAAAACAGACCGTAATCGCTGATTTGGAGCGTGCATTTGATTCAGCAGGAATACCGTACAGAGACAACAGTCAGGCCGGTACATTGACGGTTGGTCAGATTACGTTCGTTTATTTAGCAATGCAGGACCCGGACGACATATATGCGTTTAACTTTCACGCAGCTATCTGTGACGAGATTGATGAGGTACCTGCAGACCGTGTCAAAAAAATAGTAACGGCAATCCAGGAACGCTGTCGTGCTATGATTCCTGCGTCATTGAACGGTAAGATGCCGGCACGAGAGCCGTTTATATTCTTCAGTACAACTGCCCAGGGCTTGGGAGGAACATACATGTTGACGGAGGAGTTCAAAAAGAACGGTGTTCCGTACAGTGTTATCCGCGCACGTACTGCGGACAATCCTTACCTTGCCCCAGGGCAACTCAAGTTGTTGCGCATGCTTTACACACCAGAGGAAGCACGTGCCTTCTTGGATGGAGAGTTTGTTAACCTCAGTCAGGGCCGTGTATACGCCGAATTCGATCCATCTAAGCATGTATACATGCCGTTCCCTATTATTGAGGGCAAACGTGTCTATAATGAGGACGGTTCGTTCTCCCACTTCGAGGGTGGTGATGTCCTGTACGTAGGTCAGGACTTCAATAGTGGTTACAACGCCGCTGTTATTGTAATTGAGAGAGCAGGTAACTTGCACGTGGTAACAGGTCATCATTGGGATTACGTTGGCCAGGGTGCTGTTAAGTTACGCGAGATGTACCCCAACAACCGTATTGTATTAATCCCGGATGCTAACGGTAAAGAGATTATGAGTGGATTTACTGAGGAGTTCGAGTCTCAACAGATAGAAATATTTTGGAATAACGTAAATCCGTCAGTTACGGAGAGAATAACAGCTATTAACAAGGCATTCCGTTTCGGCCAGTTGTTTATACATCAGCCGTCGTCAAGTAATGAGTCTATGGACCGTATTACAATGTGTCTTCAGACCCGTGATTTCGATGATAATGGAAAGCCACGAAAAGGAAAAGGACCGAATGCAGTTGATCATTGGGGTGATGCTCTTGAATATGCTGTATGGCATATTATTCACCAAATCAACGGCTTCGATAAGATACTTGAAGCAATTAGAGCAGTGCATCATGTTAAGAGTGAGATGGCTAAAGAAGCCGCTTAACGTGTTGCGATGAAGGAGGCCGCTTAATGATACCAACAAATCCGGTATGCCCCGTATTTAACTACGCAGGATCAGCACAATACTGTGACTTACCTTCTGCAGAACAGCTACGAGCAGGTGTTGTACCACTCGATAGTTTACCTGCAGCATGGTGGAATAAGATGTGGGCAGATGTCACCAGTAGTCTTAACCAGGCCCAGGAAGCAGCAGGTTGTTTAATAAGTGAAATTAATAATGTACTCGCAGGAGCGGGTATATGTCCAACATCGAGTTGTTTGGACCAGTTGTATCAGTCTATTAACAAAATTCGCCAGACCTTAGCCACGGCAACAGTGCCTGGAGCCGTAGTAGGTTCAGCAGACGCAAATAAAGTAGCCGTTGCAGCTGATGGTACAATGACCGTTAACTGTTTCGGTAACGCAACAGCCCTGACAACAACAGCACATACAGTCGTAGGTGCTATTAACGAACTTAAATCAACATACGATGATCGTATTTCAGCATTATCAAGTGGAGTAGCGGGTAAAGCTCCTACAATGCACGCAAGTACAGGAATTGATTATGGTATCGGTAATGCCTCTTGTTACGGACATGTTAAGTTAAGCGATACATTCGATACAGATTTAGGATGTACAGGCGTAGCAGCATCACAGACAGGTTTAGCTAATGCATACCAGAGCCTGTATTCAATGATCGGAGACGCAGCATCTCTCGGTAATACAGTAGCATGCCCAGCAGGTACAGCATCAGCAGGTACTTGTAATACAGCAGCTCGTAGTGATCACGTACATCCTGCGCCATCTGGTAAATGCTTATCTAGTTACCTAAGAGGTTTTCCTCCTCTGACAGCCACTTTATTACCGATCTCAGAAAATGCGGCAACCGGTGCATATTACAAATTCTGTATTTGCTGTAGCGCGTATTGTTCTCAAAATGACGCCTCAGGATCCTGGACGATATGTATCACACCTGACAATATTCTTAATCCTAGCACTAATCGCTGGAACTACCATATAGCTCCTCAACCAAACATGTTTGGTTTATCAGGAACCGATTACCTACAAGCGTCATGTCGCTACTCTGTAGGGCTCATACATGCCCATGTTTCTACAGGCTGTTACATGTGCTGTTCGCGCCTATACTTGGCTGTTTGTAACTGTCTTGCGGTACCTATAACACTCTACGACAACAGGCTCCAGGGTAGCACCATCAATTGCGTATTTGATATTTATCCGGGTTGCTGTTGTATCATAAAGAATACAGGATGGGTATGCTGTACATTTGCCGCAGCTGATGCGTATGTATTCTTATCACGCGAAGTATGTTCGATAGGAAGGATATCATGACATTAACACGAGTAAATTCATTAGCTGAAAAAGCTACAGACCAGTATATTAAAGAAGTTTATGGACTCATTAGTAAGACAGCTACTCCACATACATTAGCTGGAGACAGTATGCCTTATTTGCAGTTGTCTTCTAAGGACTGTGAACGTATTAGTCAGATAGGTTATCAACGTGTACAGGCTAATTACATCGAACATTGCGGAGAAATTCAGACACCGGATGAAGTACGTAAAGAGATGTTTGTTAAGATAGCCGGCGATGCCTTAATCAATAAGAAAACTGGTATCGGTACTATGCTCGATCCTTCCATCTACACTCACTCACAAATACCAGTAATGATGGGACCATGGGAAGGATCTGCTGTATATGCTCCTGGAGGATTGCCTGCTACAATTATCGATAAGAAAGCTCGTGGCATGGTAATGCATGGCGCTTCTTTCAAGTCAGAAAACAAACAGATATGGTCGAATGATAAGATTGAAATGATGGAGGCGGCTGCGGAAACAACAGGCTTTAATGATAAGGTTAGTGATGCGTCAGCAGAATCATTCATCTACGGAGGTTCGATCCTTTACCCAGTGTTCAAACGGGACACACCATCGTCATACATGAGAGACATTAACAAAGCACATCTCGAGAAAGGATGCATTGAGAGATGGGTTTCAGTAGACCGTTGGAACGTAACAATTGTGCCTTCATATATTGTTACAGATGCTGACTACTTAAGACCGAAGTCATTGTTCATTCCACAGTCAGCTATTGAGATTAGTACATCACGAATTTCGTTGATTAAACCGAAACCAGTCCCATATTGGGTGTCATTATACAACATCGGATGGGCTCCTTCCGATATGGCAGGATGGTTACGTGCTTACTACGGTTACGAAATCACTTGTCAATCGATCCCTGTAATGGCGCAGCAGATGTCTCTCATCTTGTATAAGATGCCTTTGGATGCTCTGAATGCAACAATCGGCCCAGAAAAAGTTAAACAGCTTATGCAGATTAACGAAGAGAAAATGGCTGAATGGTCTGCCGTAAGTCCGAAAGCTGTCAACATGGTAGGAGACGTAGAAGTCGTAGATCGTACATACAGCGGTTTCGAACAGTTCGTTGGTGCAATGAAGTCAAATCTTGCTTCACAAGCTGAATTACCGGAACCAGTATTGTGGCATACACCAAACAAAGGTTTCAGTGACAATACAACTGAGTCGTTATTAAAGCAATCTGAAACATTACAGATGAAGCAGCGATTCCTTGAACGGTGCTTAACACCTGCCACAGATGCATTAATAGCACATGTGTTTGGAACAGATAGTGAAGAATGGAAACATCGCCGTGAATTAAGAATGACCTTCAGTAAGCCTATCATTTCGACAGAGAAGGACTTGGCTGAGGTAGGTGCTCGTTTTGCAGCTTCTGTATCATCATTTGTTAACGCAGGTGTTAGTCCGGATGTAGCGATTCAACTTAGTGCACAGTTCTTCCCAACAGTTAAGATTACTGATGAGATTTTACGAATGGCTAAGGAATCTTATGAAGCTGTACTCAAGCATGAAGAAGAGATTGGTAAACAGAAATCTGAAATGGGTTCACCCCAAGGAAATGTAAAGGGTAAGGCAACTACAACAGGTTCATTTACTAAAGCGAAATAGGCGTAACATCGCTTATTTTTAATTTATTTGATAAGATACAAAGCTAAAAATAAAATAAAGCCTGGTAGGGCTTAAGAAAACAAGGAGTTGGATATGGCTGAAAAGAAAGTACACATTGGGCGAAAATTCATCGCATTTATCATTGTGCTCATAGCACTTATCGTGTTGGGCGTACTAAATAAAGGTGACAATATGGCACCCTACATCGTGGGATTGTTTGTAGCTTACTGTACAGGTAACGTAGCCACAAAGCACGTTACAAAGGAGGCTAATGATGAAGGAGTTACCGATGAACGTTGAGGAACAGTTAATAACGCTTATTAAGGGAGTGGCTGACCTCGGGTCAAAGGTTGAAGACGTCCGTAAGTCTGTAGATGAGATGAAAGAGATCTCTAAGACAGTCAGTGCCCATGCTACACGAATCGGACAGATCGAGGAGTCCCTTAAACGAGGTGAGGCTAAGTTCGATAAACTTGACCGTACTCTTGAAAAGTACGATGCCAGGATTGATAACTTAGAGAAAGCCGAGGGCGAGAAAGCTAAACTTAAATTACAGACTGTTGGGCAGTATGTATTGATTGCGATTGTAGGAGCCGTTGTTGCAAACATTCCTACAATTATTAATGCATTAGGAAAGTGAGGTAATATGAATGCGAAAACGATTTTACTTACTATTGCTGGTCTCATCATTGTTGTTGCTTCCTATATATTCGGACGTTATTTTAACAGACGATCAGGCGGAGGAACTGGACCAAACAATGACTCAGTTAGAGACGGTATTAAAAGGGCAGGAGACACTAATAAACAGCTTGCAGAAGCAGAACGAAGAACTGCAGATGGACTCCGAGAACAAGCAGAAACAATTGAGCGAGCAGGACGAGACAATAAAGACGCTCAAGAGCTCGTATCGAAAGCAAAACATATTCTCAGTTCTGCTAAACGTACTGATTAGTATCGTCAGCATTGCGGGTGGAATACTAATTGGTTTAATTTTATGACATTGCGTTATTTATTAACGGTCAATATAATATTAAGCAAAGAAGGAGTATCATTATGAGTGCGCAGATACCTGAAACAATGTTGCTGTCGGACCTCTTAAAACCGACAGGCTATGATTGCCCAGAAGACTTGCAGGGTAAAACATTCGATGAAGCCACAACTGGTGGTGGTGATCTTAGAGTACAGACTAACAAAGAAGCTACTATTACAGAAAACGGAACCATTGTTATTGAGCCGGATGAGGGCTATGATGCTACAAAGAAAGTCACAGCCTCAGTAAACGTACCATCAAGTGGCGGCTCGGCTACTGCTTATGCCTGGAAGATAGACAGTGGAACCGCATATATGTATTTGAACGTCGATACTGCCCCTAGTGATTCTGCTGACATAAAGGCTATAGATCATGAATCCGTAGATGTGTTGGCTGTTAAACCTCTCCTTGTAGAGGGTGATACATATACTAAAGTATCTGATACTGAATTTACAACTTCTTATGAAGACGAAGGACAAACAATAACAACCACTTTCACACGTGATTCTACAAAAGACTTTACACTCTGGGGTTAATAGATGAAGATTGTTAACGACACACCATTAAATGGTGATATGGCAATTAAGGATCTCACACCGAAGTCAACCAACATTGGTGACAGGATCGTTAAGAATATGCGCATCTGCGGAAGTGGTATCTATACCTACGCTCGCGCAGAAGCCAAGTTGTTACATCTCGATCCTGTCCCTGAGGAGTACGCTAACCTTGAATATATAAATGTCTTCCGTCCACCCGAGGTGTTAAATAAGTACAAAGACTATTTCGCACGGGTTCCAATTATCACAGGTCACCATGTCAAAGTAGACCGTAACAATGCTCACGATTTAGTAGTTGGAATGGTTGGAGATAGCGTTGAATCCGAAGTCGATAAGGATGACGGCGAGACATATTTATATACCACAGGCACAATTGTTGCCGGAGATGGCGTAGATGCTTATGAGCGCTACGGCCAACTCTCTGTTGGTTATGATCCTATTATGAAGTGGAAGAAAGGTGTTCATAACGGTGTTGAATACCAGGCTGAGTTGGTTGGCTTCAATGACGTCAATCACTTATTGATTTGTAAGGTCGCGAGAGGCGGACCACAATGCATGGTTATGGACTCTCTTGACGAATTATCTCCGTTGGAGAGATTCATATACCAAAATCAAAATGGAGGCGAACGTATGAGCGTTTTCTCAAAGATTTTTGGTTCTACATCTAAAAAGGTAGCAGGAGATGAAGGCCGTATTCTCGTGCCTGTATATCTCGATTCTATCTCAGCAGGTGCGAACCCAAAAGTTCAGGTAGAAAAGATCAAGGCCATCGTAGGTGATTCAAACCAGGAATTCAACGGATTCCTTGATGAATTAGCCATGGCTGGGGATGAAAAACCTGAAGTCATCGCCAAAGCTGTTAACATTGTAAAGAATTATTACAATGAGCACATGGCGGGAGATGAAAAAGAGGTTGTCGTTAAAAAAGATGGAGACGATAAGAACGTTGAAGTTAAGAAAGACGGCAAAGAAACTAAAGACATCGAGGTTAAGAAAGACGGAGACAAGAAAGATGTCACAGTCAAAGAAGCCGGCGATGAATCTAAAGACAAGAAAGACGATAAGTCAGCAGGAGACGGCTGTATGGGTAAATTAAGCGGAGATGAAATCGATGCTATTGCTCAGAAGACAGCCGCTATTATGTTGGCTGCTCAGTCTAAGAAGACAGCTGGTGATGAAGGTACAGCTGGTGATGAACAGACTGACGAACCAGGTATGCCTATGGCTGGTGACTCAGGGATATCAGGAAAATCTTCTGATGACATCTTAAAGGAAATCTTTTAAGGAGACCAGGTATGAACTATTATGCAAACATGGGTCCTTTTGATCCAGTAAGTTTTAAGGGCAATGCCAAAATAACAGGTGTTCCTGTATTTGTTGACAAATTACCACTTACCATTGGTGGTATCGCCGGCGAAAATGTAATCTTCGGCCGTGTTGTATCTATTGATCCAACATCAAATCGCCGCGAGATGAAGATGGGTACAGCAGCAGGCCGCGTTATCAAAGGTATCGCAATGCTCGACCCGACAATCATGCGTGTAGACCCTGCAATGCAGAATTACTACTTCGCAGGACGCCCAATGACAGCTACAACAGTGGGTATCATTGAGATCCACGAATACGATGCTGCTCAGAGCGCTCCAATGGAAGGCTCTACAGTATGGTGTCGTAATAAAGACGGCGTGCTCGCATTCAATGATGGTACAGACATCAGTGCAAGCGGATACACAAAGCTCAATGCATGGGTATACGAAACACTCGATCCAAACGGTGCTAAAGTAGCATTCGGCCTTCCTTCATTTACTGTATCACAGACACGTGAAACAGTAACAAAGGCAGCAACACCAGTTGCAACACCTGCAGCAGGATCTGTAACAAGTGGTACAGAGGTACAGCTTACTTGTGCAACTAACGGTGCTGTTATCCACTATACAACAGATGGTACAACTCCAAACGAGTTGTCTCCAATTTTCGAAGCCGACAAGCCTATTATCGTAACAGCAAATGTTACAGTTAAGGCCGTAGCAGTAGCTGAGGGATATGATCCTTCAACTGTTTTGACAGCTGCATATACTGTAGCGTAAGGAGTGAAAAATGAAACTTATAACAGGTTCAGGTTTTAATAAACTCGCGGGCGTAGTAGACCAGTTTGTTGGATCAGACGTAGGTCTTAACAAAGCCCTCGGAGATTGTGAACTCTCAATCGGACTTGCTACAGAAGCAGGTTTTGGAGTTCCTGCTTACGCAGCTGACAGCGCAATTTTCATGGGTGATGAAGTCTTCAAGGGACAGAAAATCATCACAGCTGCTCAGGAAGCAATGCTTAAATCACACCCTGAGAAAGTACAGATCCACCCTAAGTTTGATGAAAAACGTCAGAAGTGGGATATGCAGTTCTCAATGGCGGGTGATGAAGGTTTCGATCCTATCGCAGGTCAGCTATTCTCACCATGGAATATTTCATACCTCTCAAAGGTATGGAAAGAGCCACTTGCATATTCTCATGCACACGACCTTGTGCGTACAGAATACGCAGGCAACAATCCATTTGCAGAAATCTTCACATTGTTCCTTGAACAGTATGCGGGATGGGGCGTAATTGGTCAGACTGGTTCACTTCAGAACAACATGACCAATGATGTAAACGTACTTAATGGTATGATGTCTGCACCTATCATCAACATGATGGGTACTTACAGTCTCACACTCGAGGAAAAGAAACGTGGTAACTGGGGAGCTATAGGCTCAAGTCCATTGTCACGTAAGCAGGCTTACCTTAACTACGTAATGGATATGATGGAGTCCATCATGATCATTTACGGTAACGAAGAGACCAAGACAGCAGGCCTTATGGATATTAATCCAATTAAGAACTGGGATACAGGCAAGTCAATGAAGGAAATCTTCAACAGCAACACATCTACAACACGTGGATCTGATGCATTCCGCCTCATCGCAGGAAAGATTAATGACTTCTTGACACGTGCTGATAACAAGTTCAGCAAGCTCAAGATTGCTATTTCCCCTGAAGCTTACAACTACCTTACATCAATGCCATACAGTGATGCGTACGATGCAACAACTGCAATGGAAACATTCGCTAAGTCTTACTTAGCAGGTAAGGGACCAAATGGATCTACTCCTACAATCGAATGGGTAGCAGAACCATTGTTGAAGGCAAACTCACTCTTCAATCCAAATCCGTTCGACTACATGATCATCAGTGCTCCTGAGATCGGCGGAGGTCCAAACAATGAGTCTCAGCCTACAAACTTCTGGGCTGTAGCATTGAAGAAATACGTATTCCCTGTAATCCCAGGAATGTACAACGACCAGTATAAGACACTTCGCCGTGTAGCTGGTATGATGGCACCAATTCCTGCGGCAACAGAGATTTACGCAGGATTCGGCGTACAATCGTAAGTAAATGTCCCCTTCGGGGGACTGGAGGCAGGTATGAGATGGTTAAAATCTACAACCCAGAAAGCATGGGTGTTTAGTAACGGAAGCAAGCAGTTTATTGCACCTCAGAACAGGGACAATAAATGGCTTGTTATGGAAGAAGAAGACTTTGCTTCTATTTCAAGTCAGCCAGTTGTTAAGAGCTTAATCACAAGCGGAGCTATCACTGTATGTGATAAGGAACCCGCTGAAATTAAGAATTCGTTACCTAACTTACAGGTAACAAATAATACTTTACGTGCTGAGAACGAGACTCTCAAAGCTGAGAAGGCAGCCCTTGAAGCTCGCCTTAAGGAACTTGAACAGGGTACTGTAGGCGTAAACCTTGAAGCAGAAATTGCAAAAGCAGTAGATGCTGTAAAGGCTGAGTACGAACAGAAGCTCAAGGAACTTGATGAAAAGGCAACAGATATCATCTCTAAAAAGGATGTTACTATTACCAACCTGGAACAGGACATCAAAAAGCTTGAGAAGAAGCTTAAGAAGACAGACGAATAAGGAGGTGTCTGATGAGCGTACAATTTATAGATCTGAACGATTTCATGTTCCGCGATAAATTCGTAGGCTTATCAGACTCTGACCTCATGAAAGCTCTTCAGATGGTTAATGCACAGTTTTCTGGTGTGTATTCTCTATGGTCGTTTCTGCCTCCGGAGGATGCGCACGCAAAAAGAGAGCTGTGCATTAACTACCTGATAGCTTGGAAACTGGTACAACTATATCCTGAAAAGGCTACAGGGGTAGCAGGAACAGGAAGTATGCCGATTGGTTCAAAGAAAGCCGGACCTATTTTTATTAAGTATAAGAATATGGTTCGTCAGGAAGATTCAGTGTTAGCTTCCCTTACTACAAACCAATTCGGTATAGAGGCGTTAACTATGATACAGAGCGCCCCAGAACAGTATATGGTATATGCATGAGTGGAGTATATGGAACATTTCTTGAACACTTTTCAGAACTCAATGAAGCCTGTGATGCGTGGAACAAAGAAGATGCCTCAGACAGGTTCCAAATCACAGCAGTGTATATTCCAACCAGTGGTAGTGGAATCAAGCGGCGTAAGTATACCAGTGGAAATACAGGATTGGATGTCACAGAATCTGATCAGTTGTATGTCCTTGATATATGGAGTAAGCAACTAAAGGAAGGGACATATATCAGGCGATTGGAGCACCCGGAGTTCATAATGAGACTTGTTAATGAAGTACCTTATGACAAAGCTGCGGGGTATCATGTATGGACTATAGAGCGTGTTACAGGCGCTACAATAGATAAGACGGAAGACTTAAAGGTAAAGGAGGGATACTTTGCTTAATGCGAAAATCTTAAGGGAAACATTAAAAGAGATTTTTGGTATTGATGATAAGTATCTCGTACCTATCAGTACTAACTGGTTTCTTCCTACCACGGACCCAGCCGATAAGGTGAATACGTGGATAGGTTATAGAATCATTTCGAAGAAGCCATATGCTAGGGCATATCAGGCAAATAGCGATATGACAAAACCGGTTAAAGTAACCTTCCGTATAACCTTTGTAGGGCCTAAAGCGGAAGAGCTTGCAGACCAGGTTCTTCTGTGGGAAGATAGAACGGATGTGCAGGTTGCTTTTGAGAAGCATTCTTCTCAGATAAATTATGTGGATAGAACTTCGTTTACGTACCCGGTACGTAATGGAGGTTATAATGACGAATTGGCTTGGATAGTAGACCTATCAGCACAAACGTCTTATAATGTAGATACCAAACAGGTGCCTTGGTTTAGTAAGGCATAGTAGGAGGATTTTATGGATACAAATGATTTTCTTGGGTCAGTAGCCCAGGAGGATGTGTCATTTACCACCCGCGTTGTAAAGACGAAACAGATTGGAGACAACTTTTGGAAGGCTTTAATCTTTGTTGAATCAGACCGGTATGTAGATGTGACATCAGGAGGATGGGAACCTGTACCTGGCACCTCAGGCATTAACGCTCTTGCAGTATCAGCTGCAGACTATGCCGATAAGACAACTGGGGTACTTCGTTCTTGGTTGTATGATTTGTTCTGCAACGGATTCAACGGTGATTGTATTCTTGTAGCTTGTGCACCTCACAGTTCAGGAGACACAGTCATTGTTTATTCTTCAGACGGAACAAACTTCTTTACAGATTCTGCAATGTCAGTTCCTGCAGTAATTCCTGCAGGAGTAACACCTGTACCAACAGGAGAGCCAAATCAGTACAGTTATCAGACAGGAGCATCTGCAGATAACTTCGTTGAGAAGATGGAAGAGGCTTACAGTAAGATTAAGGCGTATGCATATCACAAGACAGTGTGTGCAGCACCTACATTACCTCTTGATACAGATGCTTTTGCTGTAGACCCTACAGTAGCTGCTAAGTTAGCAGAACTGTGTTCTTATGATAAGGGATTGCTGTCATCAGCTCCTTACTTCCCTTACAGTACAGGAACACCAGAAGATCCAATGTCTGACCCACTGTATGCTGTTCTTAAGAATACAGGAAAAGATGCATTCATGTCTGCTCATCAGGACAGAACACGTAATGCTGCTCTGTACTCTCTCGGCCTTGCTATGGCTTCTTTGAATGGTTCAGGTACATGTATCGGTAACTCAATGGACATGGTAGCTTCTGCTAACATCACATCTTCCGGTCCTGAAGGAACTAACCTGGACAAATCTGTTAGAGATTCGTTAGCACGAATCAATATACAGACTTTCAAGCCACTCGGTGACAATTCAGGAAATGTTGTAGCACGCGGTGCATCAACACTTGACGGAGAAGTAGTACAGGCTACTTGGATCATAGCTTACATTACATACATGACAAAAGTCACAGTAGCAAGAGCTATGAGTACTCCAAACTTCTTGAAGAATGATGACAACTATCGTTTGATTTTGAACCTCTTACGTAACCAGTTGTTACCATTCGGAACTACAGGTTCCGGAAGATTAAGACAGATAGTGTTCACTACACCATCGTTTGAAAATCTTCCACCTGCAAGAGGAGACCAGATCATAATACCGGATGCTTGGCATGCTCGTTATGTAGATCAGGTAAGAAACATTGAAATTACAGGAACCCTGTATATTGGGGAAGGAGAATAAATATGAGTCAGCCAATAATTCGTGGTATTCAGGCAGTCGGTGCAGTAGACATTGAATACCAGTACAATGGAGCCGGCCACATCTTAGCTGTTCCATCAGATCTTATGCAGATCAATGGACAGGCTATCAGTAGTATTGATACTACTGGATTCAAGAGTGTCTCTGGTTTCCGTCTTGATGGAGAGTTCTTAAGAGCCGTACAGCAGATTGCTTCTTCTGTACAGATTCCTATCCTTGGTGGAGGTGCGGTAGCTCTTACAAACAATAACCGTTCAGGTACATTGAACATCAACTGTACAAAGGTATCTACACCTTCGCCTGATGCAGCTTCGGGTGGTGCAGTAGGTGCTATGTATCGTCCAGCAGGTGCCGCAATCGGACCAAACAGAGACGATGTGTACGACCTTGTATTCCTTGCACAGTTACAGCAGGCACAGGAAGGAGGAGACTCTGAAGGTGCTACTATCCATGTAATATTCAAGTTCTGTGGTCTTTACACAGTAATTGAATTCCAGGGATGTACAATTGCAGGTGTAGATCCAGTAGGTCTTGCAGGTAACGATGCACCAAACTACAATGTATCTATCAACTACCTGAACTGGACTGTAAACTTGTCAAGTGAATCAGCACTCGCTGTTACAGCATAACATATAGACCATAAAGGAGGCAGAATATGGAATATAGTTCAAAAGAGTATAATCAAATACTCACTAACTTTAGAAAAGGTAAAGACCTTTTAAGCGATGTTGTCATCGATATCGAAGATGGGGAAAACAACCTCGACCCTCTTGTTCTTCTTCGAGCATACGATGAAGACCCTACCATTGACAATACATTGGCCCTTGCGAGTCAGATGGTATTGAACAAGCATGTTAAATTCCTTAGAAAGGACAAGGTTCTTCTTGAATTTACATACAACGGAGGTAGCTTGAGTGACAAGTTCACAAACGCTCCGTTCTTGCTTGATTTATTACTTAAGATGTGTTATGGACTGATGGTAAAAAAATTGACACCGCCTTCCGAAGACTCAGAGAACGAAGACAAGCGGTAGGCCTGGAAGAAGCAACTGAGACTCCGGAGCAAGAACAGCTTCGTATACAGAAGGATATAGCCACAGCTCAAGCAGCCGGTGATATAGCCACTGTGTTAAGAATTATAACGAAAGCGAGTAGAATGACCTCCGGAGACTTTATTAAGAAGACTTGCGGAGGGCTTTTATTTTTATACTACGCGTATATAGATAAACTTCATACAAGGCCTGTTGACGTAGAAGATATGATAGATGGGTTGTTGTACCTAGACGCACGTACGTATATAATAAAGGGTGAGATGGAGAATAAATAATGGCAGGGTTTAGTAAGACTGATTTAGGAAACGGTCGAAAAAGATTTACACAAGATAAAAACGACGATCGTAATTTAGGTCAGCGCTTATTAGACGCTTGGCGTTTCCGATCTCAGCAACATGAACAGGATAGACAGGATGCTATTTGGCAAAAGACTACCTGGGCTAAAATGCAGGGTATGTTTGGAATCGCATCAGATGGTAAGGTGCACTTAGGTTCCGAAGATACATTCAAACATTTCCGTGGTATTTCACGGGATGAAATGGTAGGTAATCGGTTTACTAGACCTATTACCGTTACGGATATAGAAACAGGTGCTAATGACCAACCTATATCTATATCTGCACTCAAGGGCGTAATAGACAAAAGAACAGGAGAGTTCCGTGTTCTTGATACGTATGAACGTTATTATGTACCGAAAGATACTGCTACAGCATCTTTTAATATGTCGAGAGAGGTACATAAGTTAACTAAGAATAAAATAGAACAATTACGTATGAAGCAACAGGCTTCATATGGCGCTACATATAATCAGCAGGAAGCAACCGACTTGATGAGGTTCTTCCACGGAAGCTTAGTTGTTGGACATAACGTAGAGGAGTTTGACTTTTCACGTCTTGGAATTGCATCACGCCTTCAAGACGAAGACATATTAGATACCCTTGTATGGGCAGAGAACGCGGGAGTACCACGTGGTAAGAGAAACCTTGAGAAGATGTTTAAGCATTACACAGGTCGTTCTCTTAAGGCAGCAGGGTATTCCCACCACTTTGGATTCCATGATGTATTAAGTACTGCAGAGTTATTGTCTGCTATTTATAGACAAAAAGGTAGAGCAGGACGAGATGTTCGTTTTGTGGCAAATAAAACAGGATATAGTTATGGTGCTTACGAACCTGCCATGGGTACAGCCATTATAAAAGGCGGTTATTATCGAGGCAGGGGACCAAGAGGTCTGGAGTATTATATGCATGAAGACGAGTTTGATGACAGAGGCGTATTTGAGTATGAGTATGACGACAATGGAAATCGTGTTCTTCCGGAAGGTTACGGAGAGACATGGGAAGACATTGTAGACGCAGAAGAAGGGTTTGGTGCTTCTTTTGCCCACATATTCAGTGCTGAGGCGGGAAAGACTTTTCAAGCCCTCCAGGAAGAGTTGCAGAAAGTCCGTGAATCTACCATTGGATATAAGGTAGCACAACAACATGCATTATCTAGATACCTAGCGGGAAAAGACATAGCAACAGCACATAAGTACTTAAAAGGCTTAGGATACAATAAAGAGACTATAAATGCTATTATAAAGCAATCTGAACCTTTACGTATAGCAAGAGAACGCAAGGCGGCGTCTAGAAGAGCTGCAACACTCTCAGCAAAGAAAGAAGCAGCAGAGAGCATGATTGCCCACATGTACAGGAAAGGGGAAATCTCTGAGAAAGACTACCAGTGGCTTAGTGATGTAAACAGCACTACAGATTCAGGTTTCTCTCCACGGGACGTTGTTTACAGGGCTCGGGAATTACGTGACGAAGAAAGAGACAGACAGAAAAGGGTAGACGAACGTAAAGAGGAAGAATTCAAAAAGGTCCGTGCATTAGATAGGGCCGAGAAACGGGGACAGATTACTCCTGATCAACGCATGCATTTGGAAGGACTCATAGGTTCTTATGAGGACTTATCTGATGCTATGGACATTATTATCGAGAAGAATAAACAGCTGATAGAAATATACAGTGCTATCGGTAATATCAAGTTGTATGATGTCAATCAGTACATTAAATCAGCTAAGACACAGTTCTCAGGTGTTACATCAGCAGCTAGAGGAGTAATACCAGGTTTTGTTCTCAATCCTATATCAAGAATAGGGGATGCTACATTTAATGCCATAGATAGAACTGTAGCACCATGGAATGCTGTTACACGAACATGGAATAGCGGAATAGGTACAGCTATTACAGGTGCATTAGGAGCTGCTTTTGGCCCGGCAGGACTTGCAGGAGGAATGGCTTTAACAGGAGGTGTTAATGCTGTTACTCAGATAGCAGGAAATTACCAACAAGCTAAGATGGAAAGAGTAATGTTGGGAATGCAGAACAATTTCAATACTTTAGGTGCGCTGACGTCCTGGATAGCTACACCATTCCAGATGTTACATAAAGCTACGAAGTTGTTAACAGGAGCATTCGGCGGACTAACCATAAAGCTTAAGAACTTAATGCTTGAGGGCATTAGTGGCATGTCTCAGATGGGTAACCCTCTTGAGCAGTTGACAGGAGTTAATTACACTAATTATCTTGGTACTACCTTGATGGATATGGCTTCTTTGCTCGGTAAAGGAAGTACAAATACAGCCATAGAATCATTCGCAAAGATGCAGAGAGATTTGTTCCGCTTTGGTAAAGTAGACACAAACAAGTTATTGGCCGCATCTATGTTGGGTGTATTCAATGACGCCTTTGTTCCTACTACAGATGCTGAAGGAGCTTATTACGGTATGGCGAATAAGATACTCCACAACATGCAGGGAGCTACACCGGAACAGCAAGCTGATATTATGTATTATGTAACACAGCTTAATGATACATTAGCACAGACTATTAGGTCTGCTTACATGCTGGGTGTATCAGACGTTCGTGATTTAACAAATCCCGATGCTTTCCACGACATGTACTGGAGGCCAATAACCTCAGAGGAAGAGGCAAACTTCCGTAAGACACAGTTCGAATACGGTGTGTCTTCACAGCAGTTTGGATTCAGTAAGATGAGATTTGCAGATAGATTATGGGATGTTATAGGACGAGACCTGTACAACGGTCTTAACAAGCTTGTTGATAGAGCAGCCGAAGGGGACTGGAAAGGAGTATTGGAGACAGCATCTGATATGTGGGGTAAGTTCAAAGAAGAAGTATCAGGTGTATGGGAATCCTTAGGTGGAGGAGAACTAACAGGTAAGATAAAAGAAAAGATTTCAGGCATATGGGATGCTGTACTTCCTGCGTTGTGGCAGGGTGCTAGAATGATTATAGATGTATGGAATCAGATATTCGGTATGATACTTGAGAAAGCCAATGGACTGTTGTCATTCTTAAGTACTGTACACCTGGATGTTTCTTTAACTAAGAAGGGACTACAGTTTGGTATATCTACAGTCAGAGATGTTGAAGGATTGAAAAGCAACCTTACCCTCGGTGATAATATTCAGAGTACCGATAAGGGATATGCTACATTAGCCCTCGCAGAACAGTTGTTCCCTGCGGAATTACGTCCTGCAGGAATAAGAAACCTAAAAGCGCTCACTGAGGCCGATGTATTAAAGCGATGGTCTGAATGGGGTACATATGGATTGATGACAACACATCCTGAGTATGCAGTAAATGAAAAGGGAGAACAGGTATTGGTACCGAAGAG